AGTCTTCATGAAGATTGTCTTACCAGAATTTTGATTAAATTAAGAAGAAACCATTCATCAAGAGATTGAATTATGCATTCTCGATACGATCATCCTCTTATTCGCAAAATTTGGGAAGACCAGCAGAGGTATCTTTACTGGGTTGAAATTGAAACCACTTTTCTCAGAAACCTAAAAGGTAAATCTGCTATTATCAATAGTATTGAATCTTCTGATATTCTTCGAATACAGGAGCTTGAGCAAATAACGAAGCATGATATTGGAGCATTTATTCAGTGGCTGGAAGAAAAGCTCACTCCGTTAATTGGAAGCGATGCTAGATTCGTTCATTACGGCTTGACTTCTTCTGATATTGTTGATACAGCTTTCTCAATGGCTATTAGAGATAGCAACATTATCATTGAAAAATTGTTAGAGAAACTTGTAAACATAATTCATGAACTTGCAGTAAGATACAAGTTTAATACGATTGTAGGTCGCACTCACGGTCAACATGCTGAAGTTTTTCCGCTTAGACAAAAGTTCATGTCATACCATAATGTTTTGCTTGCTTTCCCAGAGCAAAAATATTATGGTCGTCTAGCTGGTAGTGTTGGTAACTATGCATATTTTCAACCTGAAATTGCTGAAAAAACCATTAAGTCATTGGGCTTGATACCTTCAATATTCAATGATGGACAAGTTATCCATAGATCAGTATATGCTCGTTATATGAACGAGTGGGCGGTTCTGGCTAGTGTTCTTGCCAAAATTGCTACTGATATACGACTTTTAGCTCAAACTGAAGTTGGAGAGTTTCAAGAGGATTTTTCTGATGGTCAGGTTGGTTCTTCGAGCATGCCTCATAAACGGAATCCAGTTCTTTCAGAAAATATATGCGGTCTTGCAAGAGTTATTAGGGGATATCAAACTACAGCGATGCAGGACGTTGAACTGTGGAATGAAAGAGACATTAGCCATAGTAGTGCCGAGAGAATGATTTTTCCTTCTGCGGCAGTGACTTTGGGTTTCATGCTTACTAGAATGATTGAAATTTTTAGTAATTTGCAAATAAATGAGATTGCAATTGCCAAAAAAGTCAATGATTCATGTCAACTATCTGATAGTCAATCAAAAATGTTGAAATTGATTGATAGCGGTATGACTAGAGCCGAAGCCCATAAAAAAATCAAGGAGATTAGCCATAATGAAGTTCATTCTTCCTGAATTCGCTCTAAGTCATTTTGACGGAACCAAGCACAAGCCTGCTATTCCTGGGATAACGCCAGAAGATTTTGAGCGCGAAATCAATACTCGCAAACCAGTGCTTGTTGCTGACGGATACGCTCCGTTCTGCAAGCTTTTTTACTTTGAAAACTGGACGGATGCCCAAGCGGGTATCATTCCGATTACGAACGAAGTTCTGCCTCTTGTGAGAAGCGAATATGAAGCTCGTCGAGAGACTGAGCTTCCTGTTCTTATGAGGTATTTCCCTGGCGATATCCTCAACCTTACTGCTAAGTATCTTTGCGTCATCGTTTATGACAAGGAGCAAATGCAAAAGGAAGGAACAACTATCAACGCTGATTATGCGGTTGTCAATATCCTTCGCCTTATGACGCTGGAAGAGCCGCCGCTGCCTCCTATTACTATGATGCGTAATGCTCTTGGTGTCTCTGAGGGCGGTAGCGGCGTTGCGCTCGATAGAGAGAAATATAAGGCTTCTGTTGAGTTCTGGACGAAGAATGTCGCTGTCAAGCCTAGAACAAACTAATGGCAAGAGAAAAGAAATTCTGGCGCGAACTTATTAGAGTTCTTGAAAAAACAGATACTCATGTAATCGTAACCATTCCAGCCTGGCGAGGAGAGGCTGAGGAATTTGGCAAACCAGATTTCAGGAAAGACGAATTTACAGAAGCGGAATGGGAAGCCCTAGTTATAGGCGGTCGCTATTTCGCGATGGTTAACTCTGATTCTACTTCCATGTGCGATCTTGAAATCAGAAACCTCGAAATCAAGAACATAAATCCCATCGAGCGCATGAGCGATTCTGATATAAGCGATAATGCCAAGTCTATCCCTCATGAATATCTTGCGAAAGAAATCTTTAGGCTGAGAGAGGCAATAAGAGATCATCAGAAGAAATCTGGCAATGCTCTTTGTTGGGAAAACGACTTAGAACTATGGAGAATAGTAGATTCAACTGCTGTATATAACCACTTTGGCGTTCCGAGTAGAGAGGAATTTCTTGCTAACTGTCAAAAGTATCATGAAAGTCGAGTAAAAGGGCTTCCTTATACGGAAGCCGAACAGAAAACCTGCGCTGTAACAAAAGACGGCAAGAGGATCACCCCATGAAAGCAGTATTTCGAGCAAATAATGGAAAAGTTTTCGAAGACGAAGCAGATGCTCGTCATGAAGACAGATTTATAGAAGAAGTAAGAATTCTTCTTGAACCCTTTGAGGATGTTAGCATTAAACCTGGTGAGTTTGTTCAAAGAAACAGCGAACAAGTTCAATCATTGATTGATAAAACGTATCGACTGCTTCTTCGATATTACGGCGCTAGTTCGGAGATTCCAAAGCTCTGGAAGCAAGAGCCAAGAGGCTTTGTTGGCAGGTATCTTGACGACGGAAATAGTCCTGCTTATTCAATTTATGGCATTCTATTGTCAATAGATAACAAGAATCGCCAGTGGCAACAGCCATATTATGCTCTCGAAGCTAATAAAGGCAACTATCCGAGATAACAATGGGAGTCAAAGTTTACGATCTTCCGTACAAGATTATTGCTGTTGTTCAAAACAACATTCGTCATCTTTTAGATCATCCCAAGCAGCTTTCCTGGTGCTTGATGTGCTATGATCTCATGCATAAGGCGGTTCGTCTTACTACCGGAAGTCATTCTGGTAATCCTAAATATATTTTCTTAGACAATCCTGAAAAAGATTGGCCGGGTCTAACTCAATATGAGCTTGACTTGTTGTATGAAGCTTGGGGAGTCACCGTTTCAAATGATATCCCGCTTGATTATTGCGGAGAAGTTGTTCCAAAACCTAATATGACCCTTGATGAATGGATTGCCATAAAAACCAATCCAGACTACATTTACAATTCTCTGTACGGGAATGATATAGGTTACATTGTGGAATACTTGTTGTGTGTTTGTGGTTCGGGGGTTACATGGAATAAAGACGGTTATCTTTCAGACGGGAGAGACGGAATAGATAATGCTATTTTCTACGGATATTCCCAGGCCGAGAATCAGGTTGATCCAAAAATTCGTCGCAAAATCAAGAAAATTTGCAATGACCGTCGAATCCGATTATGGTTTGACGATCTGTATCAAACGGCGGTAGAGTATAATCAACTTTCAGGTAAGCAAAAGTCGAAGTTTCGCAGCCACGTACTTTATAACGGAGAAGAACGTTACAAAACTCGTGGATTGTTACTTAAAGCGGTAAGAGATGCAAAACAGGATATATTTCCAAAACCTTGCTTCAGTACAGAACTTGATAGATTTGATCAGATTTTTGCTAAGTATAAAGGTTTGCCTCAGTCTCAAGTAGAAAAAACTGAACAACAAATTGCCAAGGAAGAAGGCAGATTCTTTTATCCATTCTCGAAGAATTATTCCAATATCGGAACTCTCCCTGATAACGCTCATTCTTCTTACGTCAAGGCCGCAATAAAGATTGCAAGAATGGTTGTTTCAGGTAAAGCTGTTACTTACGGCGAAGGCTCAAAAACTCGCCCTGCAACTGGTGAAATGATAAGCACTTCCAAGAAGTTAATTGAAACATGGGAACCAAGAGGATACTAATGATAACCTTCAAAGAAATTGTTTCTCTTGTAAAACATGGACATCTAAGAAATTGCCGATTCATTCCTGGTGATTCAGCAAATGTTCCTATTCAGGTTGACGAGAATGGCATTGCCTATTTCGATCATCCCATTCGTCAAGACGGTGGCGGAAGGATACTTCTTTCAGAGATATCTCAGGAAGAAGCAGAAAGAATTGAGGCTGAAAACGATTACTATTCTATTCCTGTTTGGGAAGACTTGCTTAACGAGCATCGTAAAGAACGAGAAAAAGTAATGAAGAACATTCCTGTAGCAGGAAAGGTTGAATAATATGTCAAATACAGAACCAAGAGCGCATACCACAGAAGAAGTTCGTCAGCGTTTTCTGGACCATATCTGCGGCATGATTTCTTACTGGAATAGCGAAGTTGGTTCAAATGTTCCGAAAAATTATTCCTCAAGAGAGCGTCTTGAGGGTTTGGTGCATAGTATACTTGTTATGCTTGACGGCGGTAGTGCAGATATGCCTGCTTTTGACATCTCCCCTTCACCCCATCCTGACGACAAAGAGTTCAATAAAGAACAAGGATGTAATTGGTACGAACCTGGCCAAGTTATGAATGACTGTCAGCTTCACGACCAGTACAACGCAATGAAAAGAAGAGCAAGTTATGAGCGCAAAGGAAACAATCCAGGGTAAAAAGCTATTATCACGGGACGAGTTCCGTGAAGGCGTTTTCCTGCGCGACAATAAAACTTGCGTCATTTGTGGTCAACCTGCTGTAGACGCTCATCACATTCTTGAGCGCCGTCTCTTTTCTGACGGTGGTTACTACCTAAATAATGGTTCAAGCCTTTGCGGGTCTTGTCATCTCAAAGCTGAAATGACAACGATTTCTGTTGAAGAAATCAGAGCAGCTTGCGGAATCCAAGAGAAAGACAAGGTTATACCTGAGCATCTTTATGATGATCAGGTGTATGATAAGTGGGGCAATCCTATCATGCCGAATGGTAGGAGGCTTAGAGGCGAACTCTTTGACGATCTTTCTGTTCAGAAGGTTCTTGACGAAGGAGGAGTTCTCAATCTCTTTAGCAGGTATGTCAAATATCCAAGAACTTATCACTTACCCTGGTCGCCCGGAGCGACTGACGACGACAGAATCATTAAGAGCGCTGACGTATTCAAAGACAAAGAAGTTGTTGTAACCATCAAAATGGATGGCGAAAACACAACGATGTATAATGACTACATTCATGCTCGTTCTCTTTCTGATAAGAAACATTGGTCGAAGAGTTGGGCTAAAAACTTTCACGGGCAGATTGCTCACGATATTCCAGAAGACATGAGATTAGTTGTTGAGAATCTGTATGCAAAGCATTCGATTCTTTACCATGAACTTGAAAGCTATGTTTATGGGATTTCCGTTTGGCAGAACTTGACCTGTCTTTCGTGGGACGAGTCTTGCGAATGGTTCGGATTGTTTAGAATCCCTGTTGTTCCTATTATCTACAGAGGAATTTGGGACGAAAAGAAAATCCGCTCAATCTTCTTAAACTACGACCTCAACGAGGGTTATGTTGTTCGCCTTGCCAATAGCTTTCATTACAAGGATTTTTCTCGTAGCGCAGCTAAATTTGTTCGTAAAGGACACGTTACTGCGAATGAGCATTGGTTTTTTGGTAATGCTGGCGAAATCAACAAACTAAAAGAAGACTCTCATGCCTGAAAAAACGATAAGAAGCTTGTTTTTAGATGTTTGCGAAGGAGCCCGTTGGAACGGTATACTCTTATTTGGCGTTCTTTCTTCCAAAAGAACAGACCCGTCTCATCCAACAATGAGACCTGGCTATTATTACAATAATCTTCCTGAAGATATTAAGGAACGATTGAGGAACGAACTAAAGTCAGAGCATGCGCAAGATATATTGTTGAGTGTAAAACTTTACGGGCATGTAGAATCCTGGCGGAATCTCAATACTTCAGAATTCTACAAAAAAGAATGTCTTAAATTTGAACAAAAGCTTATAAGACATGGTTGGAAGCCCAATTTCAGCTTTAGCATAAAGTAGTCCTTATATACGAATTAATATCCATTAAGTCTCCTCTTTGAGGAGGATTTTTGCCATTTAATTAGGACTAAATATAAATAGCATTTTAAAACAGAGAAAATCATGCCAGAAACAACTCCTCCAAATCCTTCTATTAATGATTTGATTGTAATTATGAACAATAAACTTGGAAGTTCAGGATGCTGGGGTGATTTTAATAAAGCATATAAGTATTGGAGATTCTTGTCCGAGCATTGCAGAATAGGCGGTTTCTACAAACCAACCGATTTACCTTCCGAGCCAACGCCGTCCGATTATCCAGATATTGACTGTTAAGGAAATTGTAGATGTTTGCATTACTTGCTCTGATAGTAACTTTATTTGGCGGAGCGCAGCTTCAAAACGAAAACTCTAATGACGAGCCATATGTTGTAATTTACAACATTAAAGATCTTGAGTTTGTTGTAAGAGATTTTCCTGACACTCCAGAAATAGACCTTGACAGCGCATTGAATAACAAGGGCGGCAGTCCATTTAGAAATCCTCCTCAGACACAGCAGACAACAAAGCAAAATAACGCGCAAGAGATTATGAATCTTATTCAAGCAACTATTGAACCAGAAGCATGGGGAGATACAGCGACCATGCGATATTGGAATGGCAATCTAATTGTTAAGGCTCCAAAAAGAATTCATGATCAAATCGAGTGATTTTGACTATTGAAGTATGCATATTTAGTCGTTAATGTCTCCTAGAACTCGTGCCTAAAGGAGACTTAAATGGCTGTACTTGAATACATTTGGTTAGACGGTTATGCCCACAATAAAGAGCATCCGAATGATGTTGCAAATTTGAGGGCGAAGATTAAGGTTATTCCAGAGATTAGTAAGATAACAGAGCTTGAGCAAATTCCAGATTGGAGTTTTGACGGTTCAAGCACAATGCAGGCTTCAGGAAATAAAAGCGATTGCGTCCTGAAGCCTGTTTACTTTTGTGAAAATCCGCTTTCTTATTTTTCTAAACATAGCACGCATCTTGTTATGTGCGAAGTCATGAATCCTGACGGAACTCCGCATTCATCGAATACAAGATCAAAGCTTGTTAAAACTTGGGAAAAGTATAAAGATCATGAGATGTGGTTTGCTCTTGAACAAGAGTATGCCATATATGATCAGTATGGCGAGAATCCTTATGGATGGCCTGAGAAGGGTTATCCCGCTCCGCAAGGTCGTTATTATTGCGGCGTAGGTTCTGACGTTGCTTGGGGCCGAGGGATTAGCGAAGATCATCTACTGTCTTGTCTTGATATTGATCTTCCAATCTCAGGCACGAATGCGGAAGTTATGCCGAGCCAATGGGAGTTTCAGATAGGACCAGGCGAGGCTCCAGCTATCGCTGACCAACTTTGGATTGCTCGCTTCTTGCTCAACAGAATTGCAGAAAGATACAAGGCAACAATCAAGTTGGACCCAAAACCTGTTAAAGGCGATTGGAACGGAACAGGTTGTCATATTAACTTCAGCACTAAAGAAATGAGAGAAAAGCTCACTATGGCTGATGTTCAAGCCATTTGCAGCGCTCTTGAAAAGAACATTCAAAAGCATCTTGCTGTTTATGGCAAGAATAACGATCAGAGGTTGACTGGTAAGCATGAAACATGCTCTATCAACCAGTTTAGATTTGGAGAATCTGATAGAGGCGCTTCTATTCGTATTCCGCCAGGAATTCTTGCTAAGGGCAAAGGCTACCTCGAAGATCGTCGTCCTGCTGCGAACATTGACCCGTATGAAGCTTGCGAGGCAATTCTTTCGACAGTTTGTGGAGTTTATCAGACAGCCTAAAATACACGTTTTAGGAGTAAGGCCTTGGTGGATTTTCCATCAAGGCCTTATTTTGTGGTCGATGCTAGCCTATAGTTCCTTGAGTAGTAAAGCTCGACTCTTCGCGCCGCTTCTGCAAAAGAAGCTGGCGAGGAAGTTCGGGGCTGCAAATTTCCTTGCAAAAGAAGGAGTCTCCCGTAGTATTGTTGAAAACTCCTAGTAAAGGAAAATACTATGGGAGAGATAAGAGAAATAGGCCCTGGTCGGTACAGCAATGGGACTCATCAATTTGTCAAAGGAATTTGCGACTTTTGTAAGTGTAATTTCTTTGGCAGGAAAGATAGAAAAGATAAGAATAGGTTTTGTAGCCAAGATTGTTTCTGGCAATCCGTTGAAGCTAAAAATACCTTTGTTTTGTCCAAATATCAGATAGACACAATCAATGGATGCTTACTTTCAGATGGATGCGTAACAAAGACGCAGAGAGCAAAAAACTACTACTTTACGCATACGTCAACTCAACAGTCATATTCAAACTTTCTGATTCAAGAGCTACAAATACCGTTACATAAACACATAAAGAAAGCTGGTATTCAAACAATTGAAGGACGGAAATGCAACTGTTCTGAGTCCATTGAAATCAGGAGTCCTAATAGCCCAACTTTTACTGTTTTACGGTCTAAGTGGTATAAGAGTAAGAAGATAATTCCCAAGGACATTGAACTTACTCCGATATGCTTACTTCATTGGTATTTGGGCGACGGAACGTTGGGTAACGATAAGGGCGTAACATTCTGCACTGATGCCTTTTCTCTGGAAGACAATAATTTTTTGGCTGACAGATTAAATGATTTAGGTTTTTGCGCCAAAGTTGATGGCAAAAATCGTATTGGTATACCTAACCGGCGAGTGTTTGAGTTTTTGCAGTTTATTGGGCCATCTCCTCTGGAATGTTTTGCCTACAAATGGGATTCATTCATAACGGAAAGTTATTTTGGCAGGAAATGCAAGGAATGTGGACTATCGTTTGATACGGAACAAAACAGTCGATATTTCTGCGGAAATAGTTGCTATCAGAAGAATTGGAGGAAGAACGGAGCAACAATTCGGATAAAGGAAAAATTGCAATAGAGTTCGACCTATGGCACTACTCCCTGTTATAGGGGAATGTGAGGAAAGTCAGCCGTACTCTGCTTAAGTTGGCAGGCCATAAAACAGTCGTTACGACCAGCGAGGTACTAAGATCATACAGGCCCAAAGCGGTGAGCAGGCTAAGGCGGGCGGGTTGATCGCCACTAGAGAAATCATAGGATAGAACAAAAGGCTGCTTACGGGACTCTATTGCTTTTTGAATAAGTACGAAATATTGTTAATTAAAACTACTTTTTATGAACTCAGGATACTCTAATAAATATTTATCAAAAGCGACCTGTAATCAAAAAACGAAGGAATACGCTATCCTGCGCAAAGGAACACCAGAGGAACAGGAAGAGCTAAAGCGTCTTTGGACAGAAGCAAGAGAGTTGGCAGGTCAAGATTGGTACAGATATTCTATACAAAAAACAACTGACGAAGGGACTGAAAAAGCAGCTATTTTGCTAGCAAAATATAGATCTCTTTTATCAAATATATCTCATCGAGAGGAACAAGTTAAAAGGTTAAAGGAAAATGGATGATACTGGATCATTTACCTCGATTTTGGAGTGCTTCCTCATGATCGTTACCGCTTTAATCCTGAGCCTGATTTTGGCGATTCTGGGATTTTTTGTGAATTTTTGGTTTTTCATTGGAACAGGTCTAATTCTTTTCATTATTTTTGTTTATCTTCCATTATCAAAAGTATCAAACAAACTTGATGACGAGATTGAAAAAAACAAGATGAGAAACCGTATTAGAGACCTTCGTTAGTTGAAAGTGGTTTCTGAATGGCCTATACTTGGAAGCTGAAGATCGGGCGGAAATGAAGAGAATTGTCGAAAGATAAAACAGGAACAATCGCTTCCAGTAAGGCGAAAAAGAACTAAACTTTCTAGGAAGAAGCGAAGAGTAGATATGGACGCAACTGCAATCCTTAGCATTCCTGAATCTCAGCCAGAACGCCTTTTTCCCAACTCAGAGGACGAGGCGAAGAACTTGTTCAGGGATATGGCAAAACAGTGGCATCCTGATGTAAATAAAGACCCCCAAGCGCAGGCTGTCTTTGATCGGCTAAACAAACTTTATGACAATGTTGTTGACAAGATCAAGAACAAAACCTGGTCGAAACCTGGAGAGCTTTCCCTTCGAGGTAAAGACGGAAAGGTTCGAGTTATCAAGTATCGTCGCAAGCATACTTTTGAGCTTGGTGAAATGGTATATGGCGACAGGGTAATCTGCTATGTCGTCAAACCCGAACATAAAGACCTGTTTGGGCAGTTTATGGAAACTGCAAAGCATGGTTTCAAGTATGAAAACGACGACATGAAGAGCGAGATTGAAAGATACTTGCCTTCGATTCTTGATAATTTTGAGACAGATAAGGGCGAGCATGTCGTTGTCCTGTCTAAGACTCCTGACGTTTTCCTACTGAAGGATGTTCTTGATTTCCATAAGGGCGAAATGAATCCTAAGCATGTCGCTTGGGTAATGAGCAGCTTGTATAACCTTGCTTGTTATCTTGGTTATACTGGTCTTACTCATAATGGCATTTCTGAGATGACCTGTTTTGTTTCTCCGAAGCATCATAGCGTCATGATTTTTGGCGGCTGGTGGTACTCTCGCAGAGCCGGTTCCAAGTTAAATGCTTTGCCTAAGCTTTCTGCTGAAACAGCGCCTTCAGAAATGCTTCAAACCAAAGTTGCAGACTACAAATTAGACCTTCGCCTTATTCGGCAATTGGGTCTAACTCTTCTCGGAGACCCGTCCGGGTCTGTTATTATTCACACAGATAAAGCCCCTAAGCCCATGCTTGATTTCTTGCGAGGCATTACTCAGGGTGATGCCAGACAGGATTATTCAAACTGGGAGAAAGCTAGGGACAAGAGTTTCGGCAAACGTCGCTTTGTCGAGATGAAGATCGAGGCAAGCGACATTTACAAGGATTGAAATATGGGAAACTCACGTTGGGACAGTAATAGCTGGCAGAGCTATAGCGCCTCAGTTGCGGCAACGCCTCGCGCTCAGGTCTTTACCAGTACGAATCTTGTTGACGGGTTAGACCCTAGCAAGATTAAGTTCCGAGAGTCCTGCGATTCTGCGGCTAATCCCAAGTCAACGCCTGTCATGATTTTCGTTGATCAAACTGGCTCGATGGGCGAGTTGGCGGAGCAGATTATCAAGCAGGGTCTCGGTGTTGTCATGAAGGAAATCTATGACCGTAAGCCGGTCACGGACCCTCATTGTTTGATTGGCGCGATTGGTGATAGCGCTAATCACGAGCGCGCTCCTCTTCAGGTTAGCCAGTTTGAAGCTGCTGTTGACCCCTTGACTTCTCAGATTGAGAAGATTTATCTTGAGGCCAATGGTGGCGGCAACGGCGGCGAATCCTACCAGTTGGCTTGGTATTTTGCCGTCAACAAGACCAAGTGCGATGCCATCATCAATCGTAAGCGCAAGGGCTATCTCTTCACGGTTGGTGATGAGCGAGTTCACCCGACTTTGACTCGCGAAGAGATCAAGGCCGTCTTTGGCGATGACGTTGAGAACAATATCTCAACGAAGGACTTGCTTGAGCAGGTTCAGAAGAACTGGGAAGTCTTCCACATCGTTGTTAACACTTCCAGCACTATCAGCCAAGACGCTGTTACTGCTTGGAAGAAGTTGCTCAATGAGCGAGTTCTTGTTATTCCTAACAAGGACGCTCTGGCAGAAGTTATCGTCTCTGCAATGCAGGTCAACGAAGGCGCTAATGCCGACGATGTGGCTGATAGCTGGGACGGCTCCAAGTCGGTTGTCGTTCGCAACGCAATCAAGAATCTGAGCAAGTCTTCGGCGGGTGCTGCCGACCTTGTTCGTCTCTAATCAAACCTTTCAGTAAGTTTCAAGTCAAGGAAGATAGAAATGAAAACCACAGCAGTTATCGGTGCAAACTTCGGTGATGAAGGCAAAGGCCTCATGACTGATTACTTTAGCGGTCCTTCAACTGTTGTGGTTCGTTACAACGGCGGCGCACAAGCTGGTCATACTGTTGTAACTACTGATGGTAAGCGGCATGTTTTTGGTCACTTCGGTAGCGGCTCCTTTGCGGGGGCCGCTACTTTTCTTTCTTCTCATTTTGTTTTAAATCCGTTTGTCTGGCAAAGAGAACGCAAGACTTTACAATCACTAGGTCTTGATCCAAGAATTTTCTTTTCTGACCTTGCATATCTTACGCTTCCTTATGACATGCTTATCAACCAGCAAGTTGAAAGAGAGCGTAGCGGTAATCGTCATGGATCTTGCGGCCTTGGAATTAACGAGACAATGACTCGTTGTATTGGTTCTGGACCTGACGACAAGCGCGAAAAGTTTATAACTTCTCCGAAAGATTCTCTTTCAAAAGAAAAGAGAATGGCTTGGTACAAGAAGGTCCGAGATAGTTATGCAAGAAAGCGAATTGAAGAACTTAACCTGAAGCCTGACAAGAACTTCTTCCAAGTTTTTGAGTCAGATGTTCTTGTTGAGAACTTTAATAATGCTGTTGAAGAGTTCAACGCTCATAATCATGCGGTTGACGAGCGTGAAGCCCTTGAAATTATTGGCGCAAAGAACATTGTTTTCGAAGGCGCTCAAGGTCTTCTTCTTGACGAAAATCATCGTTTCTTTCCTCATGTCACAAGAAGCAAGACTGGTATAGATAACATTGCCATGCTCTGCAAGACTTGGAATATTGCAAAGATTGATGTTACCTATGCAACCAGGGCTTACATGACTCGTCATGGTCAAGGTCCATTCCCAAGCGAAGATTCGGCTCTTAGTTACGAAGATAAGACCAATGTACACAATGAGTGGCAGGGGACTCTCCGCTTTGGTCGTCTTGATATTGATCTACTCAAAGAAAGCATTGCAAACGACCTTGCGAAAGCAATTGAGATTGAAGTTGATCCTTCTATTTCAGTAAGCTGCCTTGATCAGGTTGGTTCTCGATTTGATGTCAACTTCAACAATGAGATCGCCAACGTTGGAGAAGACGAGTTGTTCATGATTCTGGAAGACGCTTGTGGAGTTAGGCGATTCTTTGCAAGTCATGGACCAACGAGAGCTAACGTCAGAACTAAACTTCTAGAAAGAATCAGAAAAGCATCTTATGGACAATATTCTTTTTGATATTCGAGGCGATAAGAGTAACCTAAAAGCGGCTCTGTCTTATCTTGAAACAATCCACAAGCCAGATTACTATGCGATTATTCCCGCAAAGGGTCTTGTTCTTTTTGGCACAAAGATGGAGAAAAAGCTAGTTTTGAGTTTCCTCCAATGGGAGAACCTGGTTGGGAACTTGGTAAATCTTTCAAGGCCTCGGTTGAGCCAAAGAAGTTTGATATTCCTTGGAAAGACTTTATCGAATCTTGGGTTATGAATACAAACCCAAACAACTTTGAACTTGACACCTGGGAGAAAGATCAGAAAGATAGTGATATTTCAACTGGCAATGGTTTTCGAATGTCTTGTTCAACGTGGGGTCATGTTGGCGGAAATCACTATGCTTTTGCGATAATCAAGCCGATTTTCGCCTGGTATGGAAAGTAAGAATCGCTCCTGTAGCTCAATGGTAGAGCCGGAGTCTCTAAAACTCTGCGAGTTGCGGGTTCGAATCCCGCTAGGAGCATTAAGTTATGAAGTTCGACCTGAAAAAACCTTGTGCAGCTTGCCCCTTTCGGAAGAATGCAGTACCTTCTTGGTTGGGTAGCTATACGCCTCAAGGCGTGGTTGATTCAATCAAAGCCGACCAGCCTTTCTTTTGTCATCATGACGTTGAAAACAAGATTGGATACGACGATCCTGATTGGCAAGAGAAAGCGATGGAGGGCGCTCAGCATTGCGCTGGGGCGCTTATCTTTGCCAGGAAGATGTGTAAGCTGAGTAGAGACCCTGAAATTTCTGAAGCTCAGAAAAAGATTGATCCTAACCAGGATATTCTTTTTCCGCCGCAGCAATTTGTGGAATATCACTCGGTTACAATAAGCCAAGCGGCAAAGAAGATCAAAGAACGAGTCAAGAAGTCCAAGAAATAAGGAGCAACGGAATGCTGGTTATTACGATCAAGGAAGACGAAGCCGCCACGCTATATGACTCCAACGGAAAAGAACTTGGCAAAGTTTCTGTTGTCAGTATTCGTGGTGACAAAATTAGAATTGGGTTTGATTTCCCAAGAGAAATCGCTATTGCAAGACCCGGTATAACAAAAGAAGAAGCTCTCGCTATTGCGAGTAATAGAAAATGAAGCCGAAAGATACAATAGTTGAAGTAACTATTTTTGTTCCTCCGAATGGAATGAAAAAAATTGCCCAATTAAGCCTGCCTGCTAGCGTTCAATCAGGTTATGATAAGGTCGTTCGTAACGGTTGCAGGCTAACTTCTGAAACGCTTGGAACAGGTCAAGTTTCTGTTACAATTGAAGAACCTCGTCTTGGCGATTTCGTGATCAGATTGACAAACTCATATGAAGAAGCCGAAAAAGCCTTAGTTGGCATGATCGAGGCCTTTAGTGAGGAAGAATTTGAGCAATGGAAAAGTCGCCGCGAACAAATGATGTGAAACAAGAGCATAAGCCTAAAGAGATAAAAGTTCAAAACTTCATCTTTCGTAAATGTAAACCGAAAAGGTTTGGCATAAATACTTCAAGTCGAAATGATCGACGCGACTAGTTAGCTTCCTATGAATAAATACGATCTTTACAAGATAGAGGCTAAGCGCATTCGGGAAGAATGGTTCAAAAATCATGTTCCCGAGTTTGTTATTTGCAATGATGACTTCATAAAAATCAAGTGGAGAGAGCCTGGTACTTGGAACATGGCGGTAGTCTATTACATTGATTGTAAGATGGGCTATCTTATGGTTGCTGGCGATCTTGGCGAAGCCGTCTATCAATGGAGTGCGCCGATTAGCCTTAATTTCATTGGCGGATGTGATCTGGGTTACTTCGATAGCAAATGCCAAGCAAGTTCCTGCGGCGAACGAGGACGAGTTTGGAGTCCTGAAATTGCTGAGGAATACATTCGTTCCTACATTGAAGACCACACAATCGGTGAAGATAAAGGCAACTCTCTTTATGAAACGCTTTTATCTGACGGGTATGTTGAAGAACTACTCAAAGAGAAAGCTCCTGATTTAGCTCTTTGCTATGAAGAAGAAACGTATAGAACCTGGAGCGACTTTTCTCGCGAAGAGAAAGACAGGTTCATTGTCATTGCTAAAGAGTATCTCAAGAATCTTTCCGAGACCATTGAGTGGCGAAAGCTCTCTGAGCATGATTATCGCCGAGAATTCATTGAAAAGCAGAAGAAGTTTGCAGACCTAGGCCCTGAGGCTATTTACGCTTGTTCTCATGAAAGCGAATGGCATCGTTTTTTGCATGATAGCGGCCATGAGTTCTTTGGAGACGATTATTATGGGTTTGGCGACATTGGCCGAGTCATTTCTGTTCGAGTTCAATCGCACCTGATTGGATTGAAGATGATTCGAGAAGGCCTATCTTCTGGTAAGTTCTCTTTGCCAGAGAAGGTTGTTGACCGTTCTGTTGATATTCCTGAAGAAAAGCCCTGGAGCTTCTGGAATCTGTTTTCTCGGCTCAAGTTTTGGGCGTAAGAAAGTCGAGAAAATCGTGGGGTAGAACTAAACTTTCGGCGGAAAGCCGATAGAATGAATAGATGGACGTTTGAAAACACTAGCTGAAGTCTCGTATAAACCCTTTTGAAGGCGGGTTACCACCGTCTGTAAGAGGGGTAGGGTGTAAAAGTACGCCACCTATGATCATGGTGGAAGTTGGCTCCCAACCAGCCTCAGCTAGTGTTTTCAAACGTCTCTCATAAAGGAGTTAATGAAAATGACGTAGGTACAAATGCAACCTGTTTACTTGTACGTTCTTGTTCGCCAAGACCTCTCGCAATCTCAGCAGGCAGTTCAATCTTGCCATGCGGCGATTGAGGCAACCAGAAAATTTGCTCCTGGTTAGGACCAAGAGCATCCGCATCTGGTTCTGCTCTCTGTAAAAAATGAAGATGAGCTTCTGAAGGCTTATGAACGTCTTCAGTATTATGGCATTCGGGTCGCCAAGTTTGAAGAACCCGATTTACCTAACAATCAAAGTACGGCCATTGCCACTGAACCGCTTCCTGCTGATTCCAAGCTGAGGCGCAAGTTCAGTTGCTATAAGCTTCTCAACTTCGATAAGGAGGTGTCCAATGACCTGACAATCTCTTGAAGTTGTAATACGCGAAAACAATCAAACTCAGTTGATCCAAATTTTAGAAAGGAAATTTACAATGACTGTTATTCAGAATGTTAATAAATCTCGCTTTGGTTATCATGCTTGCGATTATGGTACTTTCCTTAAGCTCAAGAAGCTCAAGAAGCTGTACTTCAAGGCTCTTTATCGTTATGGCGAATGGAATCGCTGGAACCGTAAGCAACCTCAGAATCGTGTTCTCCGTAAGTGGCATCGTAATGATAAGGGACAGAAGACGGGTTTTGAAATTGTTGGCGAGAAGCCGATGCCTCAAATGTATCCGGTCTTTGGTTCTTATCGTTATATCGCTGAGGGTTGTCATCCCCTCAATGACATGGGCGTTCTTGACGCTTTCAATATTGCTCGCCATCCTTATCCGACTCCCGAGGCCGTGCAGCCGCTTGGCTTGACGGTCGAGCAGATCGATAACATGCTTGCTCATCTTGAAAAGTTCGAAGGCTAATCCTTGAGAGGACCATTTAGAGGAAACTTTGAATGGTCTTTTATGGTCAATCGTTGCGTATGTTTTAAGAAGACTTTTGCAGAAATCCTAAGTTTCGCGCAAATAAATGGCTATAACCAGGAAAAGATAGAAGAAATTCTTAAATGCGGTACTGGCTGCGGTTTATGCAAACCCTACATAACCGAATGTCTGAAAACCAAAAAGACAGAGTTTGACCCAAAAACCTTCTATAAGCCAAATAAACATTGAAAAATGCATTCCTTAGTAAATCACGCCAATTAGACAGCGTTTGATAAACTATGGAAGCTAAAGAAAAATTTCGCCTATAGCCGATAGTCCTGCGTGAAATCTTCTAGGTTAGTAAAGGCTATCAACCGATAGTTTTTATCTAAAGGCTATGAGGCGTGAAGCGCGTGCTGCATAGTTACAAAATCAAGTCGCTTCAAAGGAATAGTTGAAATGAGAAATTTTACAATGTTAGTTTTGGGTATTGCTTTTTTGTTTGTTGGTACGGCTTTGGCGCAGTCAGATTCAACGACCGCAGCCCTTCTGTCTGATGCTCAAACCCATTCTAGTTTGAACGGAGAGCAAAACAGCGGGCATGACAGCAACGGATTCTTTCTTGCAGGTAATGGCGCAAGATTGAATATTGGAGGCGACCTACAGTTCCGTTATACATACAATCCAAGTCGTTCGGATTCTGTATTTGGAGATAATGCAGAAACTGGTTTTGATATTCCGCTTGCAAAACTCCGTTTTAGCGGATATCTTAATGAGACCATTGATTTTATGTTTGAAACTGGATATAAAAACAATACTGGCGATATTCGTCTTTATAATGCCTATGCTGGATTGAAAGCTTTTGATCATGGTCGTTTTCAGATTGGACAGTTCCGCCTTCCATTTTTGAAAGAGCAAAGCATTGCTGACAGATATCAGCTTGCTGCTAATCGTTCAATAACTTCTAGCGTTTTCGGCCAAGGATATTCGCAGGGTGTCCAGTTTTCTTACAATCTGGATAATCTCCGTTTGACTGGCGCTATCTCTGACGGTTTTGATACCGCAAATACGGACTATACTGATCCTGATGAATCCGATTTGGCTCTTACCGCAAGAGCAGAGTACGCAATTCTTGGTAGTTTCAATGACTTTACCGAGTTTACTTCAACTCAGTCGCAGCAGAACGCCCTTCTTGCTGGGGCTGCCTTCCATTATCAGGACGGCGACACCCAAGATGCGATGTATACTTATACTGGCGATTTGACTTGGAAGTATAGCGGTTGGAATGCTTTCGTCTCTGGTATCGGTCGTAATATTGAAACAACTGGTGGCGGCTTTGACGACTTTGGTGTTGTCCTCCAGGGCGGCTACCGAGTAACCGAGCAGATTGAACCCTTTGCTCGCTATGATGCAGTCTTTGCTGACTCTGATAGAGGTCTTAGTAATAACGATTTCAACTTCGTTACCGCTGGTGTTAACTATTACATTTACGGGCAGGCGGCTAAGTTCACTGCTGACGCAGTATGGTCTTTGAATGAGACGACTGGTCTCGATTCAATGGCTAACTTTTCAAATACTGGTCTACTTGGCTCCTCTGACGAAAACGAGGTTGCCTTCCGCATGCAGTTCCAGGTTCTCTTCTAAACACGAGAAACGCAGCGAACAAGGGTCGTCCTTCGGGGCGACCCTTGTTCTTTAATTATGGTGCATTTATAAAGTAGTGCATGGTTTTGGTCGTTATTGATGTATAACTGGAGGATAGAAGGCAGGAATCTTGTAAATTAGAAAAATGGATAATAGCTTGAATATTTTCGGCAAATCCCCAGAACCATCTATTTATGCTAAGTTTTTTCTTGAAAATGGAGATTTTATAGTTATAGAGGGAAACTCTGTTGTTTTTATATTTTTTGAATTGAATAGGCGTTTTCCGGATAGATTCAATTATGTAAGCGTTGCATTTTCAGGCAAAGACGAAGAAGAATCAAGAAAGAATCTAGAAACATTCTTTCTCTTATCAAAGAAATTTGGATAATGAAAACTCATTCAAAAACGGTCTTGGATAGTATTACTTGTCCTTTTAGCATTGATCATAAAAGCGTCAATTGGGACGAAGTTGAGAAAGTTATTTCAACCGATGATAAAGAATGCTCAGTTATAGCGGTCATGAAAAATAACGATATTTTCCTGATACTTGTTCCTCAAAAATTGTACGATTCAATTTACAGATCTGGTGAAGAAAATGTCATAGAACAGGATCTTGGGTTTAATGATCTTAACTAAGGAGTTGTGAGATGCATTTTGTAGCAGCGCTTGGAATGACCCAGAATAAAGTTGAAATAAAGACTCCTTTTGGTCTCAATACGTTCGATCATGTCCAAAACTCTAGTCTTTGGATTCCAGGATTTTGTCAGGAAATTAAGTCGAAGGAAGAACTCTTGAAGATGATTTCCGAACTTTATGACGCCTACATAAAGGACAATCCAAATGAAGAGAATGAAAGCATTTGATTTTGAAATTGTTTATCTAGCGGGGCCTCCTAGACTAACTTGTCGATTTATAACAAAAACAAATGATTCTATTACTTTTGCTGGTAATAGCGTTCAAGAAATATATGAACAATGTAAAAACAGATTTCCTGAAGGCATACAACCAAAGGGTATTATTTTTAGCGGAGCTAACCCATTAGACGCAAAATCAAACTTCTGCGCTTTCTTAACGCTGGGGTTGAATGAAGGCTATTTCAATGAAAAAGATTTCAATAAGCCCGAAGAGCCTAATGAAGGATTAGAAAGTTAATGCTTTACGCTGTTGCTCCATTTCAGCCAATCCATATAACTCAACCGTCTATTCCTCTTTTAGATTTCAACTCGCTCAAAGAAGGACCAAGAACTATGTTTTCAAATGAATTAATAAATCGTATTTATGAAAATGACAAAACATCAGGTTTGACATTGATGTTCATGAACTCTTGCCTATCAAACCTGGCTCCTGACCAGAAGATTTCGCCCGAGTATGTTGAAGAATGTTACACAAAGCTTTCTCCTCTGGCGAAGAAAATATCTGACCAAATAGAAACCGGCGAAAAATCTCGCAGAGACAGAATCCAGCTTGAACCCGTGAAAGAGATTGCTTGCTCTCCTTCTTTTGGGATGCGTCGAGCAAGACCTTGAAGCGATTCCACAAGAATCAACGCTAGAACTAAACTTCGCTGCCTATACTGATTGGTAATCGGTTCAAGTCCGCATTTTCTTGAGAAACCAGTCAGAAAGAGAAACTATGGCTACTAAGCTTGGTCGAGGCGAACTTCCTACAAAGCACACTCTTGACGACTTCGAGTGTTTTGGTCCGCCTGCAACTCAGGACGGAAATTTCTCAGGCACGAAACTCGCCGATATGGGTTGCTTTACCCAGGACGGCAAGGATTCGAACAAGTATTACCACGGCGCTGTGGTGAAGTCAAAGAAGAACGGGAAGTTTTTCGCCTACTTTGAATGGGGCCGGACTGGCGCTTCAAAGGCTGACTTCACCTTTATCGAGTGCGGTGATGAATCTGAAGCGCAGTCTCAGTATGAGAAGCAGCTTCACTCCAAGAATGATAAGCGAGGCGAGTGGACAACCATCGCTGGTAAGCAGGTTCTTCGAGCCAAGGCTGGTGAAGACTGCTATCTTGTTCGTCCTCTTGCGACTCGTACTACGGGCCTTCCTGACGCCAAAAAGATCGCTTTCAATGACGGAGCGAAGAAGCAGGTTACCGCCGCTGCTCCTACTGCTGGAACTGTTGCTTCGAAGCCAAAATGGGACAGTCACACTCTCAAACTCATGCGAGACATGAATGTTGGTACGGTTGCCTATGCCAAGACCAGCGTTCAAGGCGGCAACATTCCAACCCAAGCTTCTATCGACGAGGCTCGCGATGTTCTCGTTGAGGCTCGTAAGCGAGTTAAGAAGATCGGAGACAACGAGCGAGACCAGATCAACGATACGGAGTTGAAGGGGCTGACCAACCACCTTTACTCTCGTATTCCGAAGATCAAACGAGTTGGCGATACCAACTGGATTCTCAACAAGGATAACATTACCGCTTGGGACCAGGATCTTGACGCCTTTGAATCGGCTCTGTATGCTGTTGATATGGGTCTTGATAAGAACAATGACCCGCTTGCTGGTTTCAACATCGAGATGGAATGGCTTGATCTCAAAGGTGATCGCGGTAAGTTTATCTCGAACTGGATGCCCGGCGCTTCTCGTAACCGCCATTCCGATATGTCGGGCGGTATGAAGATTCACAATATCTGGGCCGTTCGCCAGCTTGCTCATATTGACGGATGGCGCAAGCAAATCAAGAAGATTTCTGACGAAGGCGTTAAGATTAGCGAACGAGCTTTGCACCAGCCTTCCGTTCGTAGCGACGTTGATGCTGCTGAGGCTGCGTTCTATCCTGGTTCAAACGTTTCCATGCTTTTCCACGGAACTCGCTCGGTCAACGTTCCTGGTATTCTTCGCGAGAATCTTCGTCTTCCCAAGACGCTCGTTGGAGTTGTCATCACTGGCGCTATGTTTGGAGGCGGTCTTTACTGGGCCGACGACTGGAAGAAAAGCGCAGGATATACCTCTGGTTACTCTCGTTGGGGCGGCGGTGGCGGTTCGGTCGCTGGGCGTCATGCCTTCATGTTCGTTGCTGATACCGCTATTGGCAATCCCTTCGTTGCTCCTGGTCCTCGCGGTTATACCGAATATCCCAAGGGCCATCACTGCATCTTCGGTAAGGCCAATCACAGTCAGGTAATGAATAATGAATTCATTACATTCAATCGAGACCAGCATCAGCTTCGTTACCTGGTTGAATTCTCGGCATGAAAGTAAAACTCGAAATCGAGTTTGAAGTACCTGATAAGCTCTCGAAGTTCTCTAACACAGAGCTTCGAGAAGCTTTTTGGGAAGAGTTTCTTCGATATGCTCAGCGCAAGCATCTGGAAGATACTTTACATTGGCACCTAAAAGCAACAACTGGCGATACAGGCGCGCAAATTATCTCAGAACATCATCAGTTGTGGGGTAAGTATCTTGACAAAGGCAAGATAATAGCCTTTGAAGCTATTCAGCCTGCAAAGAAAGTCTGCGATGGCTAAAGACGTTCATACAGAGCATTGCTGCATTGTTCATGGCTGTAAGTACGGAGACAAAGATTGTACTGTCACTACAAAGCGACAGCCTCAATCATACCCGTGCGAACACTGTTCGTATTACGGTATGGACCCTACTAAGGGTACTCCTGAAGCGAACATCTATAATTTCAAAGAAGGTCACTATTACAAGCTGCGCCGAGAAGCGGACGAAATGCCTGCCCTTCTTTACGTTATGGGTTTCATGAAGAACTCAAAAGGCGAAAGCAGGTTGATCTGCGAAATCTTCATGGTCTCAGATTTCTTACGAACCATGAAGATTGATTTTGTTTCAAGCATTCAGGGAGTTGATAAAATCCTTGAATCCCAGTGGGAAGAAGTAACAAAAGAAACTTTCGAGCAGCTAAAAGAACAGTACAATAAAGAAATCAAGCAGCCATCATGAAAGACTCTCTTGGCGATAGGATGAAATTTAACTATGAGGACAGGTTCAGGTTTGAACTTCCTCGAAGAATGCCATGCGTCATCCGTTTAGACGGAAAGGCTTTTCATACCTTCACAAAGGCGTTTAACCGTCCTTTTGACGAGAGGCTTTCTGACGCCATGAACTATGCCGCCGAGCAATTGGCAGGACAGGTTCAAGGCTTTAAGCTTGCTTACCTACAAAGCGACGAATGTTCAATCTTGTTGACCGACTACGATCAGCTTGATACTGAGGCCTGGTTCGATTACAACAAAGCCAAGATGGAAACGATTTCCGCTTCCGTCTTTACTGCCTTCTTTAATGCTCGACTCAAAGAACTTACTGTTGGCAAGATCAAGATGCTTGGTCATGAACTTGCTTTCTTTGACGCAAGAGCCTTCTCTATTCCAAGAGAAGACGTAGCCAACTACTTCCTCTGGCGAGCAAAGGACTGGGAGCGCAACTCTCTTTCCATGTATTGCAGAAGTTTCTTTTCAGCCAAACAGCTTCATGGTAAGGACCGCCAAGCGCAGCATGATATGTTGCATGCGCAAGGCAAAAACTGGACAACAGACCTTGACCCTCGTTGGAGGAATGGCACTTGGCTAATCAATACTGAAAATGGTATTGAGGTTCGTCATGATATTCAGCCGTCATATCAGGAAATTGCGACTGTTGCAAATCCGCTTCTGGTAGAAAAAACAGATGGGAATTAGAATCAAAAAAGCTCTCTGCTTTGCTCTTGCTGATCTAAAAGTTGGCAAAAGTAGCTATAACCTTGAAGACGAACGTTTTCAAGACTGGACAAAGCAAAAAGACGGCGAACTTTACGAGAAACCCGACAGGGTTTTTCCTGATTTTCTTAATTGGATTCTTGACGAAAGAAACCAAGACGAAATTTTACAACTACTGGCGCAGGCAAATGGGCCGGATCAGTATAGTTGGATAGATGTTCGTTTTGGCATTCTTTCTAAAGCGATGGAATGGGCGAAACTTTCTGACGCAGAAAAGAAGCAGATTAGAGGGAAGTTTCATACTGACTTTGCTTATCAACCTGAATATGGTATGAGCAATGTTTTTGGAATTATCCCTCCAGAACAAGTAAACTTTTATCGTAATGACGACATGATCGATTATTACGAAGCCGGATGTTCTGCTAAAAACAAGATTCAATGGCTCGACGCTCGAACAGGTCGTTGCGGTATCTATCCAAACTCTGCAATGATAAGAATTCCAGGATCAACTCCCATTGCCTTAGGACAACAGGATCTTCTTGGTCTTAGCTTTACTCATAAATTAGAAGGAAAGGCAGAATTGCCTCCTCAGATTATGGGTGGAGATTTTAACAGGCTGATCGGTAAATGGGATAAAAAACAGCCCCCGCTGGTTTCAGAAGAAATCGTTAAACAACTTAAAACCACCTACAGACCTCGAATACATGCTTCAGTCCTTTTGTGGACTCACTATTTGCAGTTGTTCAATGACTGGAGTAAAACAGTAAATCAATTACGACCATGCGTGTACACTTATTGGTCCTAAGGAGTTGGGTGAAAAATGAATCAGAAAAACATTGTCATCTTTGGCGGCGGAACAATTTCTCACGTTCGTTCTCATCTTGCGCTTTGCGCCCCTGCTTATGGAAGCACTGCTCGCCGTCTTCAAAAGCTTTGTAAAGAATTAATTCCCGATATGAACTCTTCGATGTGTCTAACTAAAATGGCAGATCCTGGCTCTGTTATGGAAACAAATGAAGACGTTGAAGATTGGGCGAAGCGTGTAATCTCTGACCTGAATACTAAGATAGTATTCTTTTCTTGCGCAATGTGTGATTTTGAAGGAACTGTCGGTAACGATCCCTCTGGTAAGTATGCAGAAAGATTAAAGTCAAGACATTTGTATTATCCCAAAATTGATTTGCACCCTTCCAAAAAAGTTATCAATCTTTTCCGCGCAGAAAAAGATAGTCGCAAAGATATCTTCCTTGTTGGGTTCAAGACGACCTGCGGCGCAACAGAGGATGAGCAATACATCGCTGGCCTTGATCTTTGCAAGAAGGCCTCTTGTAATCTTGTGCTTGCGAATGATGTAAAGACTCGACTGAACATGGTCATTACGCCAGAAGAAGCAAGATATCATGTCACTACCGACAGAGATGCCTCTCTTCGCGGGCTTGTTGAAATGACAAAGCTTCGTTCTCATTTGACTTTTACTCGTTCAACCGTTGTTGCTGGTAGTCCTATTCCTTGGAAATCCGAACTTGTTCCTGAGGTTCTTAGAACAGTTGTAGACTATTGCGTTAGAAACGGAGCCTACAAGGTTGGTCCTAGCGGCGCAACTGTTGGTCACTTCGCCGCCAAGATCGGACAAACAACATTCTTGACTTCTATTCGCAAGACTAATTTCAATGATATTGAAAAGAATGGTCTTGTAAAAATTGAAACTGACGGACCCGATAGAGTGATTGCTTACGGCGCTAAGCCTTCTGTTGGCGGACAATCGCAACGCATTGTTTTCGCAGAACATCCCGATTGCGACTGCATTTTGCACTTTCACTGCCCGCTTCGCCCTGATTCCAGGGACAAAGTTCCTACTGTTTCTCAACGAGAATACGAATGCGGCTCTCACCAGTGCGGTCAGAATACATCAAATGGTCTTGCCAAGTTTGGCAACCTGTATGCTGTATACTTAGACAATCACGGTCCTAATATTGTTTTCAATAAAGACATTGATCCAATGGAAGTTATCAGCTTCATTGAAGAAAACTTTGATCTAGAAGACAAAACTGGCGGACCCGTTTCCATTGAAGGCTATTCTCACGTTTGATTCTTGCGAATATAACAAGGCAGTTTCTTATGGGCCACGATAAACTCGTGGCCCTTTCTGTTGTTCCAGAAATGAACTCCATAAGAATCATGAAACTCGTTAAGCTGTTTTGACTCTATTTCTTCAGCGGTAGTAGGGTGAGTTAGTTTCCTGTCCAAGAATGTAATGGAAGGGTCATGTTCAGTAAGCTTTCTTTGCAGCATCCTTGGTCCAACAGCGTTCAGCCCAATGTAATGACTTGCTCCTTTTGACATCTTTGCTTTTTCTAGCATTGAAGGTATTGCGTCAATACAAAACTTGAGTCTTTGATTGTTGGGAGTGAATCCAAGAAGACAGTTGTTGATATGAAAGTTATCAGCGTCATAGACAACGAGATAATCTTTCTGAAGCAAAGGTTCAATGTTTTTGAGGCATAAAAAATCGAAGTCAACATATACTCCTCCAAACTTGTATAAAACCTCATATCTTAGAACATCCGACTTGAACATTAGTTTTTCAAACCAATCAAAAGCTTCCTGATTAACAAGTTCAGGCATATTTTTAGGGGTCCAGAGCTTGTACTCCCAGTTTGGATGAAGCTCTCTTAGATGCTCAGAGAAGTAAAAGAAAGGCTCTGGGGGAGTATCGTTAAGCCAAATTTGATGCAATATTTTAGGTATCAATGTTTTGAACCTTAAGAAGTTTTGGAATATCAATATCCTTTAGGATTTTATGATTCCATAAATGAAGAGCATAAGCCTTCGGCCAAGGCCTGTATATATCTACTGAATGTTTCATTCTAAATGGGCTAAAGCTTTTCATAGGAAGCGCAAGCCTCTCAATCTCAGGAGAATAATTCCTAATACAAGAATCAAAAAAACGAGGACCAACGGTTTCCATCCCAGCCGGATGCTCTCCTTTTTGATTGTAAATTATTTCGTATTTTTCTAGATAAACTTCTTCGAGTTTCATAACAATATACTTCATAAGTTCATGTTTAGGAGGGAAGCCTATAATACAATTATTTATGTTGGGAATTCTTGTTACTGGAAACTCTCTTGTAATTAAAGCTTCTTGATTTGTAAGTTCGCTTATATTTTTAAGGAATAAGAAATCAGTATCTATATAAACGCCGCCATATTTCAAAACGATTTCATATCGCAATACGTCAGCCTTAAAGCATAAGCGGTTCATTCTTTCGTATATTTTTTCGTTATGTAGCTTTGGCATATTATATTCAGTCCAAAGTCTGTACTCCCAATCAGGATGTATTTTTAACATTCTATCAACTAGATACTTATGAGTATCCGGCATCTCTCCGCCAAGCCAAATATTATGAAAGATTTTTGGTATCATTTATTTTCCTTATCATTTTAGTTCCCCATCTTGAATTCCAAAGATGAATGGCATAAGACTTTGCATAGTCGCTAAGATTTGCTTCTTTTATTTCTATCGAAGAGATAGGACAGAAATGCTGATGATGAATTGGTTTGAAACTTGGCTCAATATCCTTTATGTGATAAAGTATGCCTGGGCCAATATTTTTGAGTAAAGCTCCATGCTTTCCAATCTTCTTAAGATCTTCTTTATACGAATTTTCCATAAGATCTGGTATTTTCATAACTAAATACTTGATAACAAAATGATCTTTAGGAAAGCCCATAAGACCATTAGCTAAGCCAGGAGGAGTTTTGAAGTTTTTTTGGTTGATAATAATGAAGTCATTTTGTAAAAATGAATTCATATTTCTTTGAAACAGAAAATCAACATCTAAATATATGCCTCCTTGATTGAGCAAAACTTCATATCGAATTAAGTCGGCTTTGAATTTGTCAAAAGGCATGCTCTTGTAAATTCCCTCATTGAAAAGTTCTGGTTTGTTTTTACTTGTCCATAGTTTATATTCCCAATCAGGATGAAGAGATAGTAGAATCTCTGTCAATTCTTGATATTCTTTTGGCATATCACCATTGAGCCAGATTTGGTGGAAGATTTTTGGTATCTTTTCGCTCATACCACAAATATCGACTGTGTTTGTTTGACTTTTTCAATCAGCTATCCGATAATTAGTCAACAAACAAATAGAGGACAGGCTAAAAGAGGAAACCTGTCACAGAAAGGATTTAGAATGGACTGGTTTGTATCAGATACGCACTTTAATCACGCAAACATCATCAAACACTGTAAGAGGCCTTTTTCCAGCGTCGAAGAAATGAACGAGACGCTGCTTAAAAATATCAATGACCGAGTAAAGCCGGGCGACCGGCTTTTTCACTTGGGAGATTTTGCTTATAAAAACTCTAGGGGAGTTCAGTATTATCTCGACAGGATAAATTGTAAAAATATTTATCTAGTTAGAGGCAATCACGACAAAATGAAGCAATGGGAAGAAGATCTATTCTGTGGAGTAGAAAACCTTACTTCTATAAACACTGAAGTCAATGGTGAGAACAAAACAATTGTTCTTTGTCACTATGCTATGAGAGTGTGGAACAAGAGTCATCATGGAGTTGCTCACGCCTGGGGGCATAGTCATTCGAGTCTTCCTGATGATCCAAACTCACTGAGCATGGATGTTGGTGTTGATAATATTGCTAAACTTCTTTCTCCTGATGGAATCAGAAGACCAGAAGATTATAGGCCAATTTCTGTAGTGGAATTTTTTGATTACATGAAACTCAAAACTTGGAAGCCTATCGATCATCATGGAAGAGATTGAGATAGTTTATTGAATTTTCTTTGTAACCCAAAATCGAAAATTAAATCAGGATAGATAAAATTAGCAAATAAACTAACTTTTTCTTTTCCTTGAAAACGAACAAATGAACTTCGGCTTTTTTCATGCTGAACTCTTCTGGTGACGGTAAATGGAATAACATTATTTAATGGCTGAAGAAAAGACCAATCTTGTTCGTATTGTCCTGCAAAAGAAATTTGATATAGAAACAAATTTTTGTTAATATAACAACAACCGTCTCCATCAAAGAATCCTCGTATCCAATATCGTTGTAGATCCTCAGTCATATTTTCTAGGATCTTAGTTGAACTTATTTTCTTGTTACAGTATCCATGAAGTTCAAGAAACAAATACAATTCTTTGTTGGAGATTGATAATGTAAGCTGTGGTTTTCGATTTGGCCTGACTCGTTTTGAAATATTCCACTTACCAAACATTTCAAATACAGGAAGAAGTAATGATAAATCCTCTTCTTTCATCTCAATTGAGATTTTGTATTTGTTTTTACCTCTATTTACAAGATATCCGTCTGCCCATACCAATCCCAAAATATAACAAGCTTCTTTACAATTTAAGTGGATAAACTTAGATGCATCAACATTGCACAATTCAGGCCTAAACCTTGTGGCTCTCTGGGATTGTGAAATGGATTTTCTTTCCTGACTGACTCGCAAATTCATATGATTGATTTTAGACTTGATTTGAGTTTTTGTTCGGTTCGGAAGCGATTGAATTACCGCATCAAGTCCTTCGTTGGGATATATGTTTGTTATTTTTGAAATCTCTTCTTTTGTCCATTTCATATTATTCTCCATGAAGAAATCCGTATATATGCCATTCATGATTTTGTGAAAAAGTCCTTCTTTGTTTTAGAAAAACCGAAAGAAGAGCATAAAACAGAAGAAGCTGAGTGGTCTAGCGATTCTGAGCTATAAAACAGCCGAATCAAGAGAATGATCGACCCCACAGCCGTTACAAACTTTAACAGAACCGACGCTGAACTTGAAGAGTTTTTGCTCTTTTGCGTTTCTGTTGCAGGTAAAACTGCTAAACAGATATCTATTGCGCTAGAGCGATTTCTTGATACTGATAGAAGCGACTACCTTGATCATGAATGGCAGCATAAAGAGTTTGGCGGACGAGAGATTGTTGCTATAAGATGTCCAGCAACTGCTTCTCCATTTGCAAAGATTAGATGGCTGATGTTTAGAAATAGGCTCGATGAAGCAATAAAGAATGCAGGTCTTGGACAGCATGCAAAACTATTCAAAGCTTTCCAACAGTTAGCGGATTCAAAGCTAGACCTTAGAACCGCAACGACGGAACAGCTAGAAGCAATCAATGGTATTGGCCCCAAGACTTCCAGATATTTTATTCTTCATTCGCGCAAAACAGAAAACATAGCCTGCCTTGATACTCATGTGCTTAAATATCTCAAAGAGTTAGGACATGATATTCCTAAGAATCCTCCGACAGGTAAGAACTACTTAAGATTGGAGAAGGCTTTTATTGCTCATGCAAAAAAGCTTGGAGTTCCGACCTACCAGCTTGACCTTGAAATATGGAATAAATCATCTAAGAGAAGCGGTAATGTTCACAATAGCTGTCAATAGGTATAAAGAATCTTTTGACATAGACGTTGGAAGAGGTTCTCGCTGGGGTAATCCTTATAGTCATGAGGCTAAAAGCAGAGCCCAATATATTGTTTCCTCAAGAGAAGAAGCAATAGAACTTTACTCTTTTTGGATACTTGGTCAACCTGAACTCATTGGCGATTTAGATAAGCTAAAAGGTAAGCGATTGGGTTGCTTTTGTTTACCAAAAAGTTGCCATGCAACAGTTTTAGCTGACCTTGCCGACAAGTTTGATACTAATAGCGAGTTTTCTGATTATTCTGCTTTTTGGTAGTTTATGGAATTGCTAAAATTCACATCGGATAAGGGATAAATATGATAAAGTTTTGGAAAACAAGAGAACCTTATGGCTGTTTAAGCAATTTTTCGAAACACAGCATTATCGTTGACGGGAAAATGTATCCAACAACAGAACATTATTACCAGTCTAAGAAATTTGAAGATCCTATTTATCAAGAAATTGTTAGAACTCTAAAGACCGCAAGAGAGGCAAAGGATATCGCTTCTAGCGACAAGCCTTATATTGTTGACGGTGTTGAGATTCCAATGCCAACGCTTCGCAAGGACTGGGAAGTAATTAAATACGGAATCATGAAAGACGCTCTCAGGTATAAAGTTCAACAAAATCCCGATGTCAAAAAAACACTTCTTGATACGGGTGAAGAAGAGATAGCAGAAGACACTCCGTATGACTATATTTGGGGACTTGGCGCAGACGGAAGCGGAAAAAACCTCCTTGGTAAAGCATGGATGGAAATCCGTGAAGAAATCCGGCTCCAGCCCAATAGCCCCGTGATATCATAAAAAGTGTCTGATTTTTGCCGATTGACCCCCATAACCTTTAGGGGTCAATCAATATGCAGTCCAAGAAAAAAATTGCACCCAATAATATACCTGTTTACGAGATAAGTGGAAAGCATACCTCAAGGGGATGCGAAGCCCTCTTCTATCGCATGGGACGGGCAAGGTATGGCTTGAAGTTGTACCGCAACTTCCAGTTGGCCTATGATAGCTATAACCGTCAAATACTGGCAGCAAAGCATGGACTTGGCCCCGAGGTTGGCAAGTTTATTATGGCACGAAAGAAGGGCCGCAAAACTATCCTATTCGGGTATGAAACACAGAAGATTGAAGAATATGACCATGACAATTACAATCATGTCAAAATATTCAACAAGCAAAGTGGTCGGCTATACGAGAAACTGAGAAAACTTGGCTTGGCTGGAGACTTTGGCGATGTAAATTGTGGCATTTTGAACGGTATACTATTGGCTGTTGATTTCGGTTCGCACAGTAGTACAGTATATGGGAAATCAGAATAAGACTGGTAAACAAACATGGCAACAACAAAATCGTCTTCCAAAATCAGTCCCCTTAGCACTGCTGCCAGAAATGTACTGGAAGCTGCTAATGTGGAAGCCAAACAGCTTGGTTCCCCTGCTATTGGTAGCGAGCATCTATTGCTTGGTTTAATTGCAGACCAGAGCGATATTGTTGCGCAAGTTCTCGCAACTTTTTACTCGATCAGCTTTTCTTGTTCGGCGGGCACAACGGCAGATACGGTAATGGCTGCCAAAATTAGAGGGCATCTCCCCTCTCAATCCCCCATTACTGACCCGACCATAAAACTTCCCATGAATTCGGAAGCTGCTGCAATTCTGACACAAGCGAAGAAAGAGGCCGAAACTGCCAACAATAAAACGATTGATACCGAGCATCTGCTTTCGGCGTTGATCAAGTCTAACACTGCTGGCAAAAACTTTCTTATCTTCTTTGCTTTCAATCTACCTGCAATCGAGAAGATGGTTCAGGATAAGAAACAGGAAGCCAAGGATTCTGTTGCCGCTGGATGCGGCGTAAATCCTTCAACAACTCTCAAAGGCACTACTGCTGCCAAGTTACTTGATAAGGCGGTTGCCGCTTGTGGAGCAGCGGCCTCTATTGCAGGCGCGGTATCTGACGCAATGAAGAATGTCAAGAATCCAAAAAACAATCCTGGAGTGACGAGAGTTGAATGGATTGAGATTCTTGACAAAGCAATCGGCTTGTCAAAGAAGACCGGCATCTCTGTTCCGTCTTGCTTTATTCAGGTTGCAATGTCGGAACAATCGACAATTGATCGAACCGTTGCTGGTCAAATCAGAATCGACGCCATTCAAGATCTTATTCAGTCTCTGTCAAACCAGCAAAAGAACAACCCATGATTGTTGTTGAAGCTCCTTCTCGATATCATAACAGACCGGGATACCCAACGTTATTCATAGCTGGTGGTATAACGGGAGCAGAAGACTGGCACGCAAAACTCCTTGAAGAACTCAAGGACGAGAGCTTGGTTGTTTTCAATCCAAAAAGAAAAAACTTCGACACTTCTGACGAAGAAGTTGAAGTACAACAAATAACCTGGGAGTTTTTGCATATTGCAAAAGCAAATGCGATTTCTTTTTGGTTTCCTCCTCAAACTCTTTGCCCGATAACATTGTTTGAACTTGGCTCTGTTCTTGGAGAAAAGACCAGCAAGACTGTTTTTGTTGGCTGCGATCCTTTGTATGCAAGAATCAGGGATGTCAAGATCCAAGTTGGATTGCGTAACAAGAAAATCGAAGTTGTTGAGAGTCTTTCTTTGCTCGCTTCTCAAATAAAAAACTGGTCAAAAGCTAATCAAAACGACTAGGACTAAACTTTCTGAGGATTTCTGATTAACTCTGGAAAATCAGGAAGCGTAAATGCTAAAGCATAAGCATATTGGAGCCAATATCAAGGAATCTGCAAAGGTTCAATTTACTTCTCAGGAAGACCTTGTTCTGCTTCTCGCAAAGAAGGGGCATACAGGCCAAAAGCGAAGTAATGGCTCGGACTATATCAATCATCCTGTTTCTGTTCGCAATCGTCTTATTGATTTCGGAATCGAAAATAAGGATGTTTTGAATACTGCGCTTTGCCATGATCTTCTTGAAGATACTTCGATTACCGAAGAAGAAATCAAGTCGGTTGCTGGCGAGGCCGTTCTTGAAGCTGTTAAGCAGCTTACAAATATCGATCCGCCTGGTAGAAAGCGTGATTTTGCCACAAAGACCAAAGACATGCTTGAACATGCCAAGCATTATGGCGACATTGCCAAAATGGTGAAGCTTGCGGACAGATATGATAATCTGGCCGACGCTGTTTGGGAATGGGAGCCTTATCGGGTTAAGCGCTATGCGCAAGCGGGATTGGCCCTGCTTGACGTTATGGCTCCTCTTCCTGAAGAAATTGCCGAGTTTTCGGTAGAGGCAAGACGGTTTTTTTCTTGTCTTTCTTGAAAGGTAAAGTATGGTTTACGAACTTGTAGCTCTCGGGTCAATTTTTTGTTGGATTTTGCTAGGCCTTTTCTTTGTTCTCGTTACGGCTGCGGCTGTAAATGAGAAGTATGGACTTGGTTTTATTTGCGTCCTTGTTTTTGGCGCATTCATGGCTTTGTTTTCCAACTTCAAGTTCTCATGGTTTTCTGAAAACAGAGAACTTCTTTATTGGGCTGTTGCAGCTTATCTAGTAGGCGCACTCGCAACTTCTGTTTACAAGTGGTATTTCTATGTTCGAGACGCCAGAGATTTATATGATAGTCGAAAAGCGAGTTTCTTGAAGAGGTTTGGGCAGGTTACCACTGGTCCAATCCCTGAGAATTTAAGAAACGAATGGTTCTCTTCTATTGCTGGCTATTATGGATTATGCAATTATTCCGGAAGAGCAATAACGATCAATGACATAATCCCTTCTGTTCGCGACAACAAAGAACGTTTGATTGGTTGGATGGCGTATTGGCCTTTTGTTCTTTTCTGGTCCATTTTTGACGACATCCTTCGGCAAGTTTGGGAGACAATGTACCGTCTTGCTAGCAGAGGATACCAGCTTCTTGCTAATACAATCTTTAGAGGCGTTGATAAAGATTTCGTTCCTCCTGCTCCTGAAAATCGAACTGGTTTCATCAAGTACGGAGTGACTGTCGAAAAAGGGAAAGATGTGTAATGAGCAATTTTGATAAAGACGAAAAATCCGTTGCTCGCAAGATGTGGATTGCAAATAAGATTCGCGCTTGTTGCGAAGAAACAGATACTTCCATACAAGAGCTTGCGCTTATTGCGGGTCTTTCGCCTGAACAAATGGATAAAATCCAAAGCGGTTCTATAATGCCAACCAAACGAGCGCTAGAGGCGATTGCTCTTGTTTTTTCGATATCTGTCGAAGAACTTCTACCTTCGGAATAGCATGAAGAACCAAGCTATACAAGACCGATTCGAAACTCTTTTTAAAGCTCTGCCAAGAGAAAAGCCTAGATTCGGTCCTGTATTTCGAGGTTGGCTTGAAAATTACAAAGACGGTTACAAAGTTTACCTGAGAATAACAAGAAGATATATCAACGGACAACAACGAGACTCTGTTGATCTTGCAAACATTGAAGTCCTTCCAGAGTTTCAACGAAGAGGCATTTTCTCTGCCATTCTTGCGGCATGCGAAAATGAGGCGCAGAGCAGAGACGCAGTTGTTTTTGTTGAGAGTGTTTTGAACAAGATTGTTGTTGACAAATTGGTCAAAGAAGGCTATCATGAACTAACTGATTTGCCTAATTGTTTTTGGAAGGAAGCTAATAGTGTCACCCCCTCTTCGACCTGATATCTCTCTTCAAGCCTTTGAAGATGCCGTCAAACTTGTAAAAGCAGGTATTGAAAAAGCCATTGAAAAGCATGGTAGGGGCGGCTTTGTTTCTTGGCACGAAATTCTTGGCAAGATCGACGAAGAACACGTTGAGTTTATCAAAGAAGTTCAGGAAGAGAGTGTTGAACGCAGAGACGAGCTTATTGATATTGCTGTTGCTGCAATTTGGGGAGTTGCAAGCTCTCTTGACGACTGCATAATGCCTGATTAGTGTGAGGTAGCTTGTTTTTGACGATAAATGAATTGCCCTCATTTGTATAACAGAATATCTAAAAAAGAAACATAACATTGTATAACCTGCTTCATAATCAATTCTTCACTATAAAGCCCATGCGCAATTCATCGCATGGGCACGTGGAGAATTCAAATGTCAAAAAAGGCAGAACGTCGTTATAGAACAGAAAAGAAAGTCGCTGCTCGTCTTTTTTACTTAAAGCAAATCTACAATCATGTTGATTTTCTGATTCCAGAGAACAAGATTGGTCGCTGCAAGAAGCATCACCCTTATGATTGCGGTAACGCTGGTTGTTATTGCTGTCATAGCGACAAGTTCGGAAACATTCCGACTCGTCAACAGGTTTGGTCAGATCTCTATCTAAAAGAGGAACTCCAATGAAGACTTTTACTTGGGCAATGATTATTGCGGCTGCGTCAACTCTCTTGTTTTTGTCTGGTTGTTCAGATGAGTTTCAAATCGCAAACCCTCCTCTTAAGAAGGGCTTTGTTAGTGAAAAACGATACATTCCCGCAACTACTGTTCCTATTCAACAAGCTATACAGGTTGGGAATAATCGTTCTCAAATTATGATTAAGACTCCTGAAATATTCCTAATCGTTATCGGAGTAAAAGAAGATTCTGGTAAAGGCTACAATATCAACAAGTATAGCTTTTACCAAGTTTCTCCTGTAACTTTTGGCGAACTCTCTATTGATCAAGAAGTGAATACAGAGGGTAACGAGGCTTTCAAAATTGTTGAAGTTCAGTGAAAAATTTGTTTGACAAGAAGGAATTGGCCGATATAGTTGGTACAAGGTAAGAACCATGAGCAGCTTCCTCCGAGAATACGAACAGAGAAACTTCCGAGAACGCCTATAAAAGGCGCTTGGAAGCTGCACCGGCTCGCCATATAAGGCTTGAGCCAACCGACTAAAAACTTGGGCCTATCGTCTAGCGGCTAGGACGCGACCCTTTCACGGTTGAAACCGGGGTTCGATTCCCCGTAGGCTCATTCGCTTTCAGGTATATTTTGGCCCTATCGTCTAATTGGCCAGGACGCCACCCCCTCAAGGTGAGAATGCGGGTTCGAGTCCCGCTAGGGTCATTGTTGGTTTTGTATCGGTCCCATCGTCTAGTGGCTAGGATCTCTGATTTTCACTCAGAGGACACGGGTTCGAGTCCCGTTGGGATCATTTATGAAAAGAATATTATCAAGAGAAGAACTAGAAAAGTTTTCAACTCCTCGTCTATTGTCATACAAGAAGAGCCTTCCTTATCCGCGTAGAAAATACGATACAAGCTTTCTTGACGAAAAAGAACTTGATAAGTTCAATCAGGAAAATCTCATAAGAGAAAAACGTATTCAAGAAGTCAAAGACATTCTCTCAAAAAGAGAGCATGTAAACAGAAAATAGAATCATGACTAAGTTTACAACTCGCATTGCGCCTTCGCCAACAGGCGACATGCATCTTGGTACTGCCAGGACTGCATACTTCAACTGGTTGGCGGCAAAAGCCTCGGGAGGGGCTTTTATTTTGCGCATTGACGATACAGACCTGAACCGTTCAGACCCTAAGTTTACACAAGTCATTCTTGATACGATGGCTTGGCTTGGACTTGATTATTACGCTCTTCTTAAACAGAGCGAGCGGTTTGCCAACTATCGTTATTACGCAGAGATGTTGCTTTCTTGCGGAAGGGCAGAGAAAGACGGCGATGCCGTTATTCTAAAGCCCAAGGTTTTTCCTGCATACTGGCATGACGACCTTGCAGGCGACGTTCCAATTTCCAAAGACGACCAGGAGCTTATGTCAAAGGGTATCGTTCTTATGAAGAGCGACGGTAGCCCTACATACCATTTTGCTTCTGTTGTTGACGACGTTGAGTTTGATGTCAACTACATCATTCGAGGAAAAGACCACACAACCAATACGGCTCGTCATGTTGCTATTTATATGGCTATTGGCGCTCCATTGCCTCGCTTTGCTCATATCGGCCTTATCCGAAAGGATGGAACTAAACTTTCCAAGAGGGACGGAGCGGCAAGCATGCTCTCCTACAGAGAGAAGGACTATGACCCTGACGCTATGTTGAACTTCATGGCAAGACTTGGCTGGGGACCAACGGTTGACGACAAGACTACAGCTATGCTTCCAAGAGAGAAGATGATTGAACTTTTCCTGTCTGGCGGAAAGATGAAAAACTCTGACGCTAACATGGATATGGTGAAACTTGATTCTTATGATCGAAAATATAAGGCAAGAAAAAAGGTTTCAACATGAAAAAAGAACTTCTCAGACTGCTTGGAGAGTTGGCAGACGAAGCAAAGAACTTTGGCATTCATGAGCAATATAGCGAAGCGGGAGATTCCCTATCCGCTTCTTCTGACCGAGTTTATGAAATATCGACAGAAATCATAAAACTTACAACAGGTAAAAATCCCACAAAGAAAGAGCTTGAAAGTGTTTTAGCCAACAGCGTTGGCGAAAAAGGGATGTACGACGGTGATTCTGAGGAAGAATAAAGAGATATAGTCGATACAATAAAACCACTCTTGTGGCTTGAATGAATAGGTCATTAAAGGAGCGATAAAATGGCCGAACTCAAGAAAAGACCTGACCTGACAAGTATGGAATTACAGAAGTATGTTGGAGAAAATTGGAAGAAAACAAAAGAATTAATCGAGAGAACAGGTCTCTCTGTTTTTTGCGCTGAAGAAAGAGGCGGAAAAGAAGCCACAATTTCAATAGCAAGAAACGTTGACATTCGTTATGATCAAAGCAATAATGAAGTAATTCGAATCTGGCGAACGGGGTAGCCGCCGAATGGACACTCAACGAGTTTACAACAACGCTAATCTGGAAAAGAAGCGCCGAAAGAAACTCAAAGAGGAAGCGGCAATAGAAGCTTTTGTGTCTTCACGCAAACTGTGCCTGCCAAAAACCAATAGAATTGAAGAAGCTTTCAAAGAATCTCTTGTTCCTGCCGCTTCAAGAACAAATAAGTTTGGCAAAAGAGATCGTTTGATTGATCTTTTTGATAGTCTTTCTTCACCGGACAAAGAATACTTCCGTCGTTTATTAAAAGTTGTTGAGAAAGAAACTGACTTTTTTGAAGACGAACGGTATTGTATCAAGTTCCTGGAAGGTTGTCGAGAAATTGCTCACTGGGGCGATTACTGGGTTCGACAACCTGAAGAATGGACAACCCGAACACATAATGTTGAAAGACAGTTTCTTGGACTTCTCAACCACTTGTTGGCGAAGTACAAGGTTCCTGCTTTCATGCATAAATCCTTTTATAAAGCACTCCAGACAAGCCGTAAACATCAAGAATGGTTTATACATCTTGGTAGTGGTCAAAACATAAGAACGGCTCATGGCCTTCCTATGCCTCTTACTAAAATGATGGCTCACTACTACGTTCAGGCTCCTGAGGAACTAACGGTTACTGAAGCATTCAGGTTTGCTCGCATTCGTTCGCTTGGGGGTTCTAAAGGATTGGTTGACGCATGGCTTGGGAGTTGCATGGCAAACAACTACGAGAATCCTGAGTTTTGGGATTCTGTTGTTCGTTTCTTTGTCGAAAACCCCATGCTCGATCCAAACCAGATCGCTCCAATTATTGACTATCTTCATCATCAGAAGTTTGTTGATGTATTTGAGATTACTCAAAATGGTGATAGACTAAATTGCGGACCTACTCAGCCCAATCTAACCATGAAAGGCCGCAATCCTGAGACTCTTATGACTCAGGTTGAACAATGGCACGTTCAAACCGCAAGAATCGACAAGAAGGGAGCTTTCACTCAATGGAAGTCTTGCGGTATTGACGGCGCAAGATTCGAAGAAGGTAACAATCAGAACAAGAGAGCTTACGTTATTGTAGAACTCCTCAACTCTTCCGAACTCAAGAAAGAAGGCCAAGAAATGCATCACTGCGTTGGCTCTTATGTCGGTTCTTGCTCTTCTGGACGTTGCGCAGTATATTCTGTTCGACAGGTTGAGGGAGATAGTCTTGGAAGAAAAGCAACCATTTCCGTCAATCTAACTCCCAGCAGAATGCTTCAAGAGGCGCGTGGAAAATATAACGAGGTTCTTTCTCAAAATATTTCTCGCATTATTCGCTCTTGGGCAAACACAAGAAACATTCAGGTTTGTTCATGGGCAAAAATCTAAATCGAGAGCAAAAATAAAGCACAATTTACCAGCTTGGGTCAAGTCGTAAACCTATAATACCCCGTAGTGAACAAATAAACAGGTCAATCTTGTTTTGAAAGGATCATTTATATGACAACCGCAACTCCTTCTATTTCTCGGTTTATGTTTGATAAGAGTAGCCATATCGCCTTAATGGACCAGCAAGGGAATTGGAGATCAGTACCTGCAAATTCGAATAATTTTCCAATTACAATTCGAATAACCATATCCCCTGAACTTGCCGCTGAGATTTTAACTGAGCGAAACATACAGAATCGCTCTCTTGATAAGCGACAAGTATCAAGATATGTCAATGAAATGGTTAATGGCCGATGGCGTGTTCATGGTAATGGAATTCAGTTTGATAAAACTGGTCGTCTTATTGACGGGCAGCATCGTCTTCAGGCGATTGTTGAAAGCGGTCTAAGCCAGGCCTTTATGGTTACTTTCGGTGTCGAACCTGACGCAATTGTTACCATTGACGAGGGGCGTCGGCGTTCAAACTTTGATGTTGCAAGCATTGCTGGTATTGAAGTTAGTCGTCTTTCTCTTTCAACTGCCTCTTACATTCTCGAAGAGAGAGGCGACAGAACGAAGACGAGCAGAACTCAGGTTCTTAACTTCGCTGAAATTCATAAGGAAGCGCTTGCTTTCGTTTGCGACGATATCAGAGCAACAGGTTTTACGAAGGCTCCTATCGCAGCCGTACTTGTAAGAGCTTACTACTCCTGCAAGACTGATCCTGATAAACTTGACCGTCTCAAGAGATTCATAAAGCTCTTGCAGTTGTCTCCTCTGGAAATAGCTGGAGAAGTTATTCCCGCAGAAGATCAGGCTCCTCTTGTCCTGAATGGATTTGTCTCAAGAAGCAGCGGCAAGAATAATGGCTCGTTCCGCAAAGAGCTTTACGACAAGACAAAAGCTGCTGTTTACAACTTCATGGAGAGAATCGAAATCACCAGGCTGTACGGTATAACCAAGGAAATATTCCCGCTTCCCGACGATAACACAAACTGATATTTTGTCCCCGTAGCTCAGTTGGATAGAGCGTCGGTTTGATATTTTGCCCGCTTAGCTCAGTAGGATAGAGCTTTGGATTGATATATTGCTCCTGTAACTCAGATGGATAGAGTACCGTCCTTCTAAGTCGGAAGTCGCTGGTTCGAATCCAGCCAGGAGCGTTTTTTTGAGACCAAAGGATGAGTTTTCCTATGGTCTATGTATATGAATACAAAGGAGTATTCATATGCATCAAAAGAAGGAAAAAGGAGATATTGGTTTAGCATACGCTATAGCAAGAGTAACTGAACTTGGATGGAGTGTTTGCTTGTCAATAAAAGAACATACAAAATACGATCTAATCGCAGAAAAGAATGGTGTTTGTAAGAGGATACAAGTAAGATATACAACACCACATAACGGAGTGATGGCTGTAAAACTTAGAAGTATCTGGTCTGATAAAAACGGAGTACATTCAAGATTAAGAGAAGAAGGAGATTTTGACATATTAGCCGTTTTTTGTCCAACTACAAAATCAGTTTTCTTCATCAAGGATGAAGAATTCGAAAATGGAACAGCTATTTCTCTTCGACTTGAACCAAGCAAAAATAACCAGAAAAAGAATGTTAGAATGGCAGAAGATTTTACAACTATCTAAACCGAATGTCACAGGTTCGAGTCCTGTCGGGGATGTTTTTGAGTAATCAGGCTATGGCAAGCAAGAAAAAAGCCCAACAGATTCATTTTTCTAGAAGAGCGATTCAACGGCACGGCATAACTGCTGGCGAAAACACTCAATCTGAAATTATCAAACAGATACAATCAGGTAAAGCTACTTTCATAAAACGACAATCTTTGAGAGTAACTATCTGGGAAGTTGAAGTTCGAGGTCAAAAAATAAAAGCCGTATACGACAAAGATAGAAAACAAGTTGTAACAACCTGGTAGTAAACATAAAACTTTCATGCCTGACGAAGCAAAAATAGCCCGTAAGAATCGTTCTGAGGAAGAACTAAAGGCCATTGCTGTCGGCATCGCTGACGGTAATATTTTCTGCTCCATGCAGATACCCCCAGGCGAACAACAGCACATGCTTCATAGCGTTTTCATGGTCTTGGCTTTTATGAGCAAAGAAGACCTTGAAAGATTGTTAGCTGAAAACGTATCAGTTTTCTTTGAGGACATGAGCAAAGCTGGTCCAATGTCAGTTAATGGATATCCATGCTTCTTTAGCTGCCAGACTCTTACCAAGACCGAATGGGAGCTTGTTGTTCCTATGATTAAGAAGTATGACGAAATGAAGAAAGAGTTCTTGAAATCATGAAATACCTTTGCTTGATTCTCGGAGTTTTCTTGATTGCTGGCGCTCTTGCTGCCTGGACTTTTTATGGCAAAGCAAGCGGCGACGAAGGCGGAGGCTATGCTTTTGTTGGCATTGCTGGTGCCATTATCGCAGGTTGGGGCGCAAGCATCCATGAAAGAGAAATGGACGAGAAATGACCGAACACGAAAAAGTCTTGCTCAAAGAACAGAAGATCGCTGAGGCGAGAAAAGCCGGAGAGCAAGCAGGTAGGCTTGGCTTTTCTGAGCATTGCAGGCCTTGGGCATACTACGGAGGACCGGGGCTCGACGAAGGCAATGCCTGGGAAACGGCTTACAGAGAAGCAAAAGCTAAAAGAAATCAGTGCAGTTGTTAGTGATATTTTGCTCCTGTAGCTCAGCTTGGATAGAGCGTGGGTTTCCTAAACTCAAGGTCATAGGTTCGAGTCCTATCAGGAGCGCTTAGGAAGAAATTATGAATCTCACTGAACTTGAACAGGTACGCAAGAACCGATTGGATCAAATTCGTCAACTCGGAGACGATCCATATGGTCGAGCCAACCCTGATACCATTTCAATCGCCAGGTGTCGAGAGCTTTTCTCTACTTGGGAAGCAAACACATCGCTTGAAGCTCGCTCTGTTGGCGTTCAAGGTCGCATTATCTTATTGAGAGATAATGGAGGACTCATCTGGGCGCAAGTTCGAGACGAAACTGGCACGATTCAAGTCGCTATCAGTAAGAAGGATGTTCGCTCGCCAACTGATTTCCAGCTTGGAAAGCTTTTGGATCTTGGCGATATCATTCTTCCAAGAGGTTCTGTTCGTAGAACTAAGACAGGCGAAGTAACAATCTGGTGCGAGTCTCTTGATATTCAATGCAAGAGTCTTTCTCATCCGCCTGATAAGGTTGCTGGCCTACAAGATATTGAACAAAGATACCGCAAGCGATATCTTGATATGGCATTCAACGGCGAGTTTACCAGAACGCTTCAAATGCGTTCCGCTATTGTTTCAACCATTCGCTATCTCTTTAGTAAGAGAGGCTATTCCGAAGTTGAAACCCCAATGTTGCATGGCATTGCAGGCGGCGCTGCTGCTCGTCCATTCAAGACTCATCTCAATACTCTTGATGTCGATTTGTTCCTGAGAGTCGCTCCTGAGCTTTATCTCAAGAGACTTATCGTTGGCGGCATGTCAAGAGTCTTTGAGATTAATCGCAACTTCCGCAACGAGGGCATTGACGCAACGCACAATCCTGAGTTCACTGCTCTTGAAGCATACGGAATCAACGAAGATGTTCATTCCTTGATTGAACTTGTTGGAAATATGCTTTCCGATCTTGTTCATATTCTCAAGAGAGAAAATGGACTTTGCTCTAACCTGCCATTCAAGCATGTTGCCTATAATGGCAAGTCTATTGATTTTGGTTGTTACAAGGTTGTTTCATATCAAGATCTGTATCAAGAAGGGGTTGGTCGAGACCTGCTTTCTGAAACTGATCTTGTAGCCGCAAACAGAAGGTTTGAAGAAGAGTGCGAATGTTTGATTGATCCATGCACTCCGACTTTTGTTATTGGCTATCCTGCCATCATTTCTCCTCTTACAAAGCAGTCAAGAGATAATCCATTGATTGCTGACAGAGCAGATTTGTTTATTGGCGGTATGGAGATTGGAACAATCTACACCGAGCAAAACGATCCTCAGGTTCAGTTTGATGTTTTTTCTCGTCAGATTGACGATGCAGACGAGAATACTCATCGAACGATGGACGAGGATTTTGTAGAAGCGTTGAAGACGGGTATGCCTCCAACTGGAGGACTTGGTATCGGAATCGACCGTCTTGTAATGTTGCTTTGCGACAAGACCAGCGTTCGAGATGTTCTTGCTTTTCCATTTATGAGGCCGCTAATAGCAGCTTCGGTGTAACTAAACTTTCCGCGCAAATAAAATAGATATGAGCAGCACTATTGTTTCAACTCGCAGGATTGATAGACTCAATCCCCATCCAGGTGCCGATCGACTAGAGTTGGCTGTAGTTGGAGGCTGGCAGTGCTGTGTTCAGAAGGGTAAGTATAAGGCTGGAGACCTTATTACCTATATCCCTCCTGATTCCGTTCTTCCTGCTGAGTTGGCTGACAAGCTTGGCGTTACCAAGTTCCTCAGCAATGGCAGAATCATACCTGTTCGTCTTCGTAACGAGCCGTCTTTCGGTTTGGTTATTGATCCTGTTGGCAATGAAGGCGATAATGTTGCTGAACAGCTTGGCATTACCAAGTACCAACCTCCTTTTGATCCAAGAGACAAGGAAGCTTTGCCCAGCGATCCATACTTCGCAACCTATACCGACATTGAAAATATGCGCAACTTTCCGAATGTCTTTGACGACGGAGAGGAAGTAATCGTTACTGAAAAAATTCACGGCAAGAATTGTCGTCTTGGATTTATTCTCAATGACGATGATGCTTGGCGAAGAATTGCGGGCGGTCGTACCGTTCAGAGGAAAGAAGTTCCTGGATCTATTTATTGGTATCCCTGGTCTTTGCCTCAAGTAAATCTTCTTGCTGGAGTTCTTCTTGGAACCGAAGTTTCTAGACAAATAATCATGTTTGGAGAAGTTTACGGAACCCAGAAAAAGATGAAATATGGTTCTACAGGCGGATTGGGTTTCCGTTTATTCGATATTATGACTGATGGAACTTACTGGAATTGGGATGAAATAGCTTATTCTGCCGGCGAATGCGGAGTAGCAACCGTTCCTGTTCTTTACAGGGGACCATTCAGTCTAGAAAAGATTGCAGAACTTAGCAAAGGCATGTCAAAGATTGAAGGCGCAAATCATTTGCGTGAAGGCGTTGTTGTTCGTCCAGTAAAAGAACGATTAAACGACAAGATCGGCAGAGTTATAGCCAAGTATGTTTCTGACGACTATCTTGTTGGCAATTATGATGGCTCAGGCGAGTAATCGCAGAACTAAACTTTTCGCAGAAAGCGAGTAGATAGAATGACGAATTTCTCCCAAATTCTTCGTCTTTGCGTTGGCGGTATGACCGATAGCTACAAGCTGACGCACTGGCGAATCTATCCGAAGCGGTTGACCAGGATGCTTTCCTACTTGGAAGCCAGGTCTCCGTCAGATTTCGCAGACGAGACGGTTTTCTTTGGCTTGCAATACTTCATCAAGCGATACCTGCTTGGAACCGTCATCACGACCAGAGACCTTCCTCGCCTGCGAGCTTTCTGCAAGCATCACTTCTACGGAGTCGAAGGGCTTTTCAACGAAGAGGGTTGGCGTTACATCATCGAGAATCACAACGGTCGTCTGCCTGTTTCCATCAAGGCTGTTGCCGAAGGAACGGTTGTTCCTGTTGGTAATGTCATGATGACGATTGAGAACACTGACGATAACTGCGCTTGGTTGACCAACTTCCTTGAAACCGTTCTGGTGGAAGTTTGGAACACGATTACGGTTGCTTCTCTTTCTCGCGCAATGAAGAAGAACCAGTACGCCGCCATGAAAAAGACGGTGGAAGACGAACTCATTTCGATCATCCTACCTTCTCGGGTTCATGACTTCGGTTATCGAGGCGTTTCTTCGCCCGAAACTGCCGCGCTTTCTGCCGCTGCTCACTTGGTCAACTTCGTAGGAACCGACACAACTGCCGGTATTGAATTGATCAATCAGTTCTACAGCAACGACGGCTATTCTGATACCGAAGAATACGATATGACTTCTGGTGACGAATGGAACGCAGAAGAGTCTTATCGTCGCTGGGACAGTTTCTATGCTGACCACATGCCTGGTTTCAGCATTCCCGCAACCGAACACTCGCAGATGACCATTGGCGGACCTGAAGGCGAACTTTCTGTTTGCCGAGACCTGATTTCTGAATTTCCCAATGGTTTTGTTGCTTGCGTTAGCGATTCGTATGACTTGTTCAACTGCATCAACGAGTATTGGGGCGGCGTTCTCAAAGATGAAGTTCTGAACCGCAATGGAACCCTTGTTGTTCGTCCTGACTCGGGCGACCCGATCAAGATTGTTCCTATGGTTCTTGAAGCTCTGGGGAACAAGTTTGGTTATCGAATCAACAAGAAGGGCTTCAAGGTTCTGAATGACAAGGTTCGAGTCATTCAGGGAGACGGTATCAATGTCAAGTCTCATGCGGACATTCTGATTGCCGTTATTGAGGCTGGTTGGTCTGTTGAAAATCTTGCCTTTGGTTCTGGCGGCGCGCTTTTGCAGAAGGTGAATCGAGATACATTCGCCTTCGCATTCAAGTGCTGCTACGCTATTGTTGACGGCAAGCCCAGAGACGTTTACAAGAAGCCCAAGACTGACTCAAAGAAGAATAGCAAGCGCGGACAGCTTGCTCTCGTCCGAAATAACGAAGGTCGTTTGATTACTGTTCCTGAGGCAGAAGCCTCGCAGTATGATAGCGGAAACCTGCTTATCGAAGTATTCCGAGACGGAGAACTCCTTGTAGATCTCCACTTTGAAATGATTCGAGAAGCTGCTGAACTGGTCGAACTCGAACCTGTTTCATAAGGAGACTTAGCAAATGGACTTTAACACCGCAACGCAACTTTTTCGCCAGAACTATAACGGCCCCCGAATCGCCTTCCTGATCTCAGGCGGCGGTTACTCATGCCTTAACTTCCGTCAGCTTCCTGGCGCAAGTAAGATTCTTGAGCAGGCTGTTGAGCCTTACTCTCCTCTCTCTTTCGCCGACTTCCTCAATAACAATTGCGGAGTCAGCGATTTCAATGAGAAGTCTCGCTTCTGCGACGAAGAAATTCTCAATCCTGCTATTCAGGCAATGGAGAATCACACTAGCGACGGGAGCGTTCTTAGCGTTGTCGTTACCGCAGCGCTGACCACCGACCGCTTCCGCCGGGGTCAAAATCGAGCCTTCATTGCTCTGAGCGACGGTCGCCGTTTCCGGCTTAATCTCCCGAAGCTTGAGCAGAATGCTCACGAAACACTGCTTAATAAGGCTCCTCATCTGATTGACGAGCAGCGCTCTCAGGAAGACGCTATCGTTGGTCAGGTTGTTTTGGCTGTCATCATGAATGACCCTACCATGATGCCGAATCTTCCTCAGGGCGCAAGCTTGGATAACCTCACTCCTGCTACGGTCTAATCATGAGTCTTCTCAGCCAAACCCTCAAGAATCACTACGAAGCGACTGTGGGAAACCGTAGTCGCTCTCATTCGTTTGTTGTTATGCCTGACGGGCAGATCGGCGAACCTCTTTCCTTGCTTGACCTGCCCAATATGGGTCATCGAGGCATGAACAAGGGCGTTTTTGCTGTTGTTCCAGGCAGCTTCAATCCTCTTCATATCGCCCATCGGAGAATCTTCGACGGCGTAACTAAACTTTATTCGGCCCATAAAAAGGTTGTCCCTGTCTTTGAGCTTTCAATCAATCGCAAAGACAAGGAACATTTGACGTTTGGAGACCTGCTGAATAGACTCGAACAGTTTGAGTGGTATGCTCCTGTTTGGGTTACGAATGCTTTGTTCTTCTTTGAGAAGACCGGCCTTGTTTCTCAATGGATTCGTCCATGCTTCCAGGTCGGATATGACACCGCCGACAGACTTTTGAACGATCATGGAGTTCTTGGAGTTAGCGGTATGGAAGCTAACTTTGTTGTTTATCCAAGAATGATTGACGGGTCTGTTTGCGATATGGACTCTTTGATAAATAAATATGGGTTATTGCCTCATAATATGGAGGCAGGTCCAAAACTTTCCGAAGAAGAAATGTCCGCTAGCTCAACTGCTATTCGTAATGGCGCAAAATGACAATTAAACCAAGTCCATTCAAGGCTGTAAAAACCAACTGGCATAAATGGTTTTGCGAAGGGCCATATCAGAGCGGTAATCAGTGGAATACAGAAGACGAAGCTCTACAGGAATGTTTTGTTCTAAATGCAGTCTACAATGCTGGTTATTTTGCCAATGTAGACCAACGCAGACTTGCTGAGCTTGAAAGCGATGTTGCTAACGCTTATCATTGCGCTAAAAAATATGTTCCTGACTATCCCTGGCCTAATGAACCTGATAAGTCATGTCAGGCTTCTACTGCCGTTTGGGCTTGCGGACAATCATATAAAGGGGTTTCTGCTGCTTGCAATGATTGGCGCAGGTTATTTGCTCATCTTGCTCCAGAGGCCTATTCTGCACTTCTAGAAATGACAAAGAATGATTGGAAGGCCTATGATTCTCTTGTCAAGAAACTAGAAGAAAACGAAAAGAATAAGACCTGAGCAATATATGGGAAAGAACGGCCTCTGTTGCATTCATAACGGTCTCAACAAGCGAGGCTTTGGCTTCCAGACTATGACTTGGAAGCGATTTTCTACTCTTGGCAGAGACAAGGCTCTCCCTGTATTGCTTCGTCGATACGAAAACAATATTCATATTGTCTCCATGATTGCCAAGGAATGCGCCGCAAAAGGCTGGAACTACCGAGTCAGTAGCGATATCTTTCCGCTCATGACCCATCCTGAAGCAGGTATTAAGTTTGACGAAATACCTGAGCCTATCAAAAAGTCAATCTATGGTAGCTTTTTCGCGACTTGCGATATTGCTCGTCGCTCTGGCGTTCGGCTTTCTTGCCATCCTGACCAGTTCAATGTATTGGCAAGCGAGAGCCCGAAAGCTGTTGAGCAAACAATTGCGGAACTAAACCATCACGGATGGTTTATGCAACTTATTGGCTTTTATGCTGATTTCTACCTCAAGGGCAAAACCTTGGAGGAAGGCATTATTCAGGATTGCAAGAATTACAATCCTGGCTACGGCTCTCCAATCAACATTCATCTCAACTGCTCTAAGGGCAACCCGAAAGATATTGCCAAGCGATTCAAGGACAATCTTGATCGTTTGGACCCAAGTGCTAAGTCTCGCCTTGTTGTTGAGACAGAGGACAAGGGAATCTGGCATACCAGAAATCTCATTGATTACATTCATGAGCTTACTGGCGTTCCCATTACCTTTGATTACTTGCATCACAAGTGTAACTCTGGTGGATTGACTGAGGAAGAGGCTTTTAAGCTTTGCGCTCAAACATGGGGAAAGCATAAACCTTTGTTCCATTTCTGCGAGGCTCTTCCTGGTCAAAATAATCCAAGAAAGCACGCCAATCTTCCGACATATACACCTGATACTTACGGGTATGATGTCGATTTGGACTACGAGTTCAAGGACAAGGAAGCGGCTCTAGAAGTTGCAGAAAAATTGGCTCAAAACCTTGCTAGTGAAGCGTTGAGCGTCTAAGATTTGGTGCAAGGACTAAACTTTTCAAGCCAATCTGTCGATAGAGAAAACAGAGGACGCCTACCAACGCTCTCTAAACAATTCAATCAGGTTTTGGTCGAAGGATGAACGGTTAACAACCCCACCTCTTAGGAGTTAGCCGAAAGGCAAACCCGTTCGCCAATCCCATACCTTTACCTGTTTGTTGATTCACGTCTACCGATGTGAGACAACATTATTGCCGAGTCGATGAGCAAAGATTAACGGAAGAAAAAATCTTTGCTCGCAAACATATTCGGCAACTAATCGTCAGACCTTATGGGATAAATCCTTTAGGGTTTGCTTGGAAAGATAAGCAGGTCGAATGATAACGGTTATCTAATTATAGCCATACCGTTATCAAAAAACATAACTGCAAATCTTTTCGGACAATTGAATAACGCACCTGTGATGTAATGGTAGCATATCAAAACCCTTGACCAACAACATACCGAATAGGTCGAATGGAAAAGGTTAACTCTTATGCAAAGAGATTGTTCAGGTTCGAATCCTGACGGGTGCTTTGGAAATGTTACTTGAGTCTCTCATTCCTATGCAGAACTCCCTCCGAGATCCGGAGCAGATATCTGAAATGGTAGAGTTCGTAAAGGAAGGCGGGATTTTCACAACGAACACTCTTTCGGCTTTCCTGACCGGCAAGAGGAAAGAGTCGTCAAAACTCTTTAACCTAAACCCTATAAAGGTTGTTAGGTTTGAAGACGGAGCTATGTACCTCCACGACGGGCTACATCGTTCTACGGCAATTTGGATAGCAGGCAGAAGAATTCTTGACCCTAGAGAATTCGTTTTAGAAGACTGGAAATACCAAGACTACTTAGACATCAATCTTGCGGACAGGTGGTATACTCCATTTGATCCGAGAAAAGAAGTTCGAATAATGGACTTCCTTTCTTACAAGAAATTGGTGGATAATTTCATCAACAACGAACCAAAGCCGACAGAACAAGAAGTCAGGCTTTTCATACTTGACCACTATGAGGTAAAGGCGTATACTGAACCTCGTTCTGCTAAATCAGTAGCAGAAGTGGCAAGTCGGCATACTGCAACAATACCTGTTGCAGTCGAATAAGGAGTTGGAAAATGGCAAAGTTTGGAAAGATTACTCAGTCCCTCAGCACGAAGACCCCAAAGCAGACTCATCAGATGACGCCGACTCCCGGTACTGTGAAGAACAATGCCGGCGGCTATGTCTATGAGATTGACAAGTGGGACCGTCTTGACCGCTTCCTGATCTTGGGAACGGACGGGGCGACCATGTACTGCACCGAGCGAAAGATGGTTCTTGATAACGCTAAGAACGTTGTCGAGTGCATCAAGGAGAACGGTACGCGAACTGTTCAGCGCATTGTTGAGATCAGCGAGGCTGGTCGCGCTCCGAAGAACGATCCGGCTCTCTTTGCTCTTGCAATGTGCGCTGGTCACGAGTCTGCTTCGCTTGAGACTCGTCGCGCTGCTCTTGCTGCGCTTCCGAAGGTTGCTCGTATTGGAACTCATTTGTTCCAGTTTGCTCACTTTGTTGACGGCTTCCGTGGCTGGGGTTCAGGCCTCCGCAACGCTGTTGCCAACTGGTACAACGACATGAAGCCTGAGCGTCTTGCCCTTCAGGTTGTTAAGTACGCTCAGCGTACTGCTGAGGAGGGTAATGCGAAGTCTTCCTGGTCGCATGACGACTTGCTCCGCAAGTCTCACGCAAAGGGCGACGAGCTTCACAACCTGATTTATAACTACGTCACGAAGGAGGGTAAGCTCCCTGATCGTGTTCCTGAGCCGCTGGCGATCCTTGAGGGCGCAAACCTCGTCAAGGCTGCTAAGTCGGAGAAGGAGGTTGTTGACCTGGTTGAGAAGTATGAGCTTCCTCATGAGCTTGTTCCAAAGGAGTACGGAAACAGCCCTGCTGTTTGGCGCGCTCTTCTTCCGAACATGCCAATGACGGCAACTCTGCGCACCCTGAACCGTCTTACGTCCTATGGGGTTATTAAGCCGCTTTCGAGCGAGCTTAAGACCGTCATTGGTCGCTTGACTGATGTTGAGCAGGTCAAGAAGGCTCGCATTCACCCGATTGCGGTCTTGGCTGCTATGAAGACGTACTCTCAGGGCCGTGGTATCAAGGGTAGCTTGACCTGGTCTCCGATTCAGCAGGTTGTTGACGCTTTGGACGAGATGCTCTACATGGCATTCGATGCCGTTGAGCCTACCGGCAAGAATATCATGCTCGCGCTTGATATCTCTGGTTCGATGGGTATGGGCGGAATCGGTGGTCTCGACTTCGTGACTCCTCGCGAGGGTACGGCGGTTATGTCTCTGGCAACCGCTCGTAGCGAGAAGAACTATCACGTTGTTGGGTTCAGCAATGAGTTGATTCCTCTCAATATCAGCCCTCGTCAGCGTATGGACGGTGTTTTGAAGACCATTTCGGGTTTGCCTTTCGGCAGCACGGACTGCGCTCTTCCAATGGTTCATGCGTTGAAGAATCGTCTTGACGTTGACGCCTTCTTTGTCTACACGGACAGCGAGACCTGGGCGGGTAACATCAAGCCGGTTGAGGCTCTTCGCCAGTATCGTAACGAGCGCAACCCTCAGGCGAAGCTCGTTGTTTGCGGTATGACTGGAACGCCATTCTCTATCGCTGACCCGAACGACGCTGGTATGTTGGACTGCGTAGGCTTTGACAGTTCCGCACCCGCTATTATGGCGGATTTCATCAAGAAGCCATTTCGTTCAAAGTAAGAAGCAGGTATAAGAAAATCTGAATAAAACAATACAGGGTATGGAGGAGATTTCCTTCATACCCTGTATTTGTTTGTATGGAAACTCATAAATTCGACCGAAGATTTTTTGAAACGATAGATTCTGAGACAAAAGCTTACTGGTTAGGCTTCTTCTATGCAGATGGTTACGTCTACAAAAGTGGTAAACAGATTAGCATAACACTGCAAGCTTCTGACGCTGATCATTTGCAGAAATTTGCAAACATTTTTGATGCTAAACTTTATCCTTATTCTTATGTAGATAAGCGAACAAATAATGAATACTCAACAGTTCGTTGCGTTGTCAGCAGTGTAGCTATATGTAAAGACCTTGCTGTAAAAGGCATTCATAACGGCAAAACCAAGAATGGAACAGATTCAGTTATAAACTCTGTACCTGATAGTTTATTTCATCATTTTGTTCGAGGATTCTTTGATGGAGATGGTTGCATTTGCAGGAATCATCTTGGAGAATATTCTTTTACTTTGGTTGGCACGAAAGTATTTTTGGAAACGCTGCGAAATTTACTCATTGAAAAAGTGGATTTATCCGAAGTATCTGTACTCCCAAGAAGGTCTATTTGGAGTTTAGCTTGGGCAGGCAACTATCAACTTCAAAAGTTCAAAAATTGGCTCTATAGAGACTCTTGTGTTTATCTTGAACGGAAGCGAGAATTGTTCGATAGCATTCAAGCCGGTCACAAAAATAAGACCTCAAAACATAAGAATGTAAACTGGTGTAATACTCGCCAAAAATGGATCGTAAAGAAAATGGTGAAAGGTAATCTGGTATGGGGCGGAGCATATGATACTGAAGATGAAGCTATTTATAGTTCAAATATGGAGGATTATAATGAAAGTCTTTTCTCAAAGAAAAATAAATAAAAAAACATCAACCTCTAATGAATTTTCACAAAAATGTAGGGAAAGAATTGCATACGCTATCATTGATACTTGTGCTTGTAATAAAGAAATAATACCTAAAACTCTTGAAATATTAAAAAAACGTATACTGAATAGATTTATAAGAATACATGGATCGACTTGCTTATTAACAAGCCAAAATGATATATTTCAATATTTTATGAGTAGCTCAAATAATGAACATATTTTAGATATAATTGAAATTGCTCTACAGGAATGCCCACTAGGATTTCAAAAAGACAAAAACGATGTAATTGAGAATATAAATTCCATCTTAGAAGAAGAAAGTTCCATTTTTTACCTTACTAAGTATGTTAATGAAGAAGATATAAATAATTTTTCAACACCTAAACTTAGGCTTGATAATTATTCTATTGATCCACAGATATACCCAACTATTCCTATAGAAATCTATCCAATTATTGCTATAAAACAAAATAATCTTGTGCAACAGATATGCATAATTCCTATGATAGATTTTCTTTCAAAACCATCCTGTAAAATTCCAAATCAAGAAATGTTAGAAGCCTTAGAATTTTTCAAAAAACAAAAATATGATGATTGTATTACTCGTTGCGGTCAATCATTTGAAAGCGTTCTAAAATTGATATGCGATAAAAAAGGTTATCAATATGATAACTTTTCTGCAACAGCAACTAATTTATTAAAAGTTTGTAAAGATAACCAGCTTTTTGATAATTTTTATGAAAATATGTTTATATCAACAGCTACAATACGAAACAAAATCAGTTCCGCACACGGAAAGCAATCAACTACATTTGTTTGCACAAAAGCTAAAGCCGAGCATGCTATTGCAGTTACTGCGGCTCATATATTACTTTTGGCTGAACTTTCTGGAATCTAAAAACGTTGTTGGATTCGATACGTCGGCTCCTGCAATCATGTCTGACTTCATCCGCAAGCCGTTCCGCTCGAAGTAAGCGGTTCGGTCAGAACTAAACTTCACAGCCCCTTGGTGTTCTCGCCAAGGGGCTTTTCATTTAAGCCGATAATTTGGATATATTGAATGTATAAAAACATCTCCTCAAAGCTAATCAGAAGCCTCCCGTTTGATTTGACCAGCTAATCGGATTATTACCATACATAAAGGCTAGTTATGAAGAATATAACCGTTCTTTTGTTATTGGTTTTAGCCGGTTGTGCAAATAATAGAATTCAAGAACAACCTTCTACTATAGAAGAGTCGCCTGTCTCTAAAAAGACAGCAATGATAGAAGTAACTTCTGGCTCCGTAAAAATGAGCGTTGTTAGATCTTATTACGCCTTTGTTGAAGACGTAGTAATTGATATTACCAAAGACGGAGTTATTTATACAACCTACACTGATCTATATAGTGGCAATAGAGTAACTGTTGAAGGAGATTGTAATATTTTCAATCTTCAAAACTACCAAATTAGAGATTGGAGAAATAAATGAACAAACACATAAGCCCAAGGATTCCTAAAAACATCCCTCTTACAGATAACTACATAGAAGACAGGAATGGCGATCCTAGTAAAGATGAAAACGGGGATATCAGATATTGCTCTAAAGATAGTTGTTCTCTTGCCGAGATCATAAAAAGACTTGAAAAACTCAATATTCCCACATCTGAATATGACAATGTTATCTTATACGCAGCGCCTCCTTACCATCGAGCAAGTGATTGGGACTTATTTTGCGTTTACAATAAACCCAAAACAAAAGAACAAATAGCCCTCGAAGAATCTGAAGCGGAAAAAGCTGAAACAGAAAAAGAAAAACTCAAAGCTGAACGCAAGAAAATAAGAGAGGCAAAAAAGGCAGAAAAAGAAAAGGTTCTCGCTTCTTTAACAACAGAACAGAAAAAGGCATTAGGTCTAAAATGAATGACTCCATTAGACTAATTAATAGATTTCTTTGGTTGCCTAAAAAAGATAATAACAAATGGTACTGGCTTAAAACTGTTCAGATTGTCCAAGTGTTAATGGTATATAAGATCACTGAATGGCCTTTGATCCCTTGGGGTTTCGGCGGACCTTGGACTCGCACAGAAAGCGTTTGGGAATTTCTTGGCATAGTTGACGAATCGAATGCTATAGAAGTTTTTGTTCCAGATAAAGATTCTCCAATCCCATAACAAAGGAAAATGATCATGAAAATAACTATAACATTCGAAAAACTTGAAGATCTTAAATTTGAACACTACGAAGGAGTAATAACTCTTAATAAGATTACGGAAATTAAAGTAGACGAATATGACATGAATGATTTTGTTGAAATGATTGGCGAAGATCAGCTAATAGAGGCTATTGGCAAAGATAAGTTTAAGAAATATTTCGGAATTGATACTAACGAAGATTGAGTTTCCAAAGAAGAAAAATGAAAAACATCAAACCAGGAGAGTATTGGACAGTTAAATACACAAACTACACTGGTATTGTTCTTGTGATAGAAGAGTGTCCAAGAGAGCCTGGATATTCTTGTATTCTAGCTAAAGATTTGCCTAAGAAATGGATCAACCATCTTTCTGGATCTCGTTTTACTAGAAAAGAGTTTAGGAAAAAGACGACTAAAAAGGCTTTCTTATTACAAAGAGCTTCTTATTTGTTATCGCAAGCAAATAAATGTAAAAAAGAAGCA